GCGGGGTGGCTTCGGGAAGTTCGCGGGCAGTCGCTGCGCTACCGTGAACGTGCCTGTGGCGGTGACGGTGAGGGTCAGTTCTCCACGCAGTTGGATCATTCCGTTGAGGACTCGGGCCTCGATGAGCCCAGAGCCCGCGACCCTCACGCATGGAGTCCAGTCGATGTCGGCCGGTACGGTCTTGCCGCCAGCCATCACATTGCGAACCTCGTCAATGACGCTCTTCCGCATCGCGGCGAGGGAGTCGTCGGAAAGGCGGAGCGTGGAGAGTTGACGGGTCGTGAGGTTGACGGTTGCCGGTGACAACCACAGGTCGCCGTCCTTGAGGTCGCCAGCCGGAGCGGTGGGGCTCTCGTATACAGCCGGTCGCGCGCCGCCCGCGTCACCTGTTGCAGCGTTTGCAACAAGTGCATCGACTTCCGCCTTCGAGTACAGCGTGGCGACCTGCCCATCGACATACGCCGTCGTGGCGTACGCCGAGAGATCGACCGTCTGAAGCCCGCCGCCAGTCGGCAGGGCTGCAAGCAGCGTGTCGATCTCCGCGTCTGTGTAGTACCCGACCAGCCCCTTCGTGTAGGCCCACGAGGAGGTGGAGTCAGTCCGCGTCGGTGGCTGGCGTTCTGGTGCTGGCATCAGGTTTCAACCAGTGGGATCAAATACTTCTTGCCGTTCACGACCACAGGGATGCCCCCAGTGATGAGCGGCTGGTGGAAGGTCAGGCCGTCGGCCGAAAGGCCAATGGGCGTGCCATCTTCTTGTTCGAGGATCGGGTCGTCCGCAAAGGTGATCGGGTTGTCGGTTGTGAACTCACCCGTGCCCGCTCCGGTTGAAGTCCCGGTGGGGTCGATCCAGATCGCGTCCACGCCCGGAGGTGGCGGCTCAACATCCGACACGAAGACCTGCGGCTCCGACGAACCGCCGACGCCCGCAAGGGGAGCCCATGCGGTGCCGTTCCAGACGCGGAGTTCAACTGCGTCAGCCATCAGCCAATCCTCACTGACACATTGTCGAAGTAGATGGTGTCGCAGCCGGGAACCATGACGTTGATGAGACTGATCGCCGAACGGACTTCGCCTACGCCAATGACTGGAGCAGGGGCACCCGGCGAGACGCGGCCCAAGAGGATCACGCGAGTGTCAGCCTTCGGGCGAGTGAATCCGGCGGGAAGTTCGAGGTAGGCAAACCCGCCAGCCGCGCTCGTTGTGGGGCTACCGGCGGGCATCAGGAACGAGCCCCTGAAGTAGAGGACGCCATTCAACTGAATGACCTCGACGGTCGAGGACTGCGGCTTGGGGTTGATGAAGGACGTAATCGGACAGGGCGTCCAAGTCGTGATGTCCGGTGGCGGAACCACTCCACCGTTCAGCGTCTTGCGAATGTCGGGGAGAATGGCCGCTGCAATGGCCGCAGTGTCAACGGCCTCGCCAGCGGGGAGTGCTGCGAGTTTGGCGTCGATCTCTGACTGCACTTGGGCGAGCGTGATCCCCTTGCTGGCCGGAGCACTGGCCGCGTCAACAGGCTTGGCCCAGATGGTCGGCAGGGCGGGATCGCCCGGAGGGGTCGGTGGAGCGGTGTCACTTACGATCACGGGCTCGGCGAAGTACCAGCCGCTCGCAGGGTCTAGGTCGGCGCGAAGGTAGCCCTGCTGCGTGGGCGTCGGAAGGACGTAGCCATCAACAGCCGCACGGCCGGGTTGGTTGCCGTAGTTGAGAGTGCCGAAATAGCCGTAGTCGGCCAGCACCCAGCCGTCACCGCCAATAGGATCGCCCACACCTGTACCGCCGGAGAGGTCTTGCAGGCGAACGCGAGTGAACGTGACGGGCGTGTCTTTGAACGCCGCCTTGAGAGACATTTCCTCCGACCACTGCTGGATCGGAAGGTTGGGCGAGGCGGTGAGGCCAGTGATCGGGCCAGTGGCAGTCGTGTCTACCGTGCCGCTCGGCATCGCGGCAGTGGCGAGATCGACGATGCTCTTGACGGTGACGCGCTGCGTGGTGGTGCCGTTCACGACCGGCACGATGCTGGTCGCTGCGGCTACCCCGTTCGGCAGTGCTGAGATTTTTACGTCGGCCATCAGGGCGTTTCAGTGCGGAGTTTGTCGCTGCTCTCGGTATTGATGACGTCGCCGGTCTCGGCGAGGATGCGGTACGTTGCGGTTACTGGCGGGGGAGGGGCACCGGCCGACTCCGCGACAGGCGCAAGCCTGACGATGTTGTCTACGGCCATTGCCTATCCCTTCACGCAGATGAATCCCTCGATGTTCCCGGCCGCCCGGCCCACAACAAACTGAGCCCCGTAAAGCGCAGACGGCAGTTCGACCGCCTCGCCGGTTACGGCAACGGTCGTGACATCCACACCCTTTGAGTCCTTGAGCGGGACTGGCTCGACGTTGGCGTCGTGCGTGACGTACCACTGGATCGTTCCAGCGCCCGTCTTCACGATCAGCAGCCCGCCAGCCACAGCCGAGAACGGAATGCGGGGCCCGGTCGCTGCGTCTGCCGTCACCTTGAACGGTGCGGCGGAACCGACTCGGGAAATACTGGTAGCCATGACTCCTCCTGCGGCGTGCGGTCACCCCGTTTATGGAGGTTCAAGCCCGCTTTCCCGCATTTGCCGCAGGGCTACCCAGACTTCTTGGCCCAGTGGGGAGTGTGCCGGGACTTCACCGTCTCGACCGCGTCCCGGCGGGACATCTGCGGGTCTTTCCGCATGAGTTCACCAGCCATCTTGTTGACCAACTTGGGATTCAGCGGCACCCGCTTTGGAGGAGTCGGGGTTCCCTTGTGGGTCACGGCACCCTGCACATCGAGGTTCCTGTCCTTCGCCACCTTGAGAACATCTGCCGTCGAGTCCACCCACGCACGAGGGTCTTTGTGTCCGCGCTTGTCGGCAAGGCCGGAGCAGTAGAACTTCCCGACCGTGCTGATCCCGGCCGCCTTTGCCTCTGCAAGCATCCACTTCGCCTGCTTGGGGGGGAGTTTGTCGAGCCACTGCCCGTTGTACTTCCCCTCCATGAAGGTGCCGTCAAGGCCCCTTGTGCCGGGAGCCTGCTGAAGACTGCACATCATGGCGAACCTTTCGGTCTGGCCGTCTGCGATCATCTTCGTGTAGTGGGCCTGAACCTCGTGGCTCGCGGCTGCTATTTCGTACGGCAGTTCCATTTGTCTTCTCCAAGTAGCACACGGCACGGCGCAACCTGTCGGCGTCGTCCCCAAGTTTCCCGATCCCAGAGTTGCACTGAAGGCACAGGAGCCCACGCACCGCCAACGTCAGATGGCTGTGATCTACGCAAGTCGGCTCCCTCTTGAGGCAGATAGGACACAGTCCGTCGCAGTCCGCGTACATCGCGTCGAACTGCTCGGGCGTGATTCCGTACCGCGTCTTGAGGTTGTGCTTGCGCTTACTGACCGGGTTGATCTTCCGGCGGGGCATCAGGAGGCCCTCCGCCGCCGGGCGCATCACCTTCGGGTGGAGGAGGCCCGTTTGGCGGCAGCATCGGCGGCGGCGGAGGGGGAGGAGGCAGCATGTACCCAGAGGCGTCGAGATCGAGGCTGTTGGCCCAGTCCGACATGAGTCGATTGAAGGGCTCGACGTTGCCCATCCCGGTGGCGAGGCCGGACAGGATCGGCCCAAGCGTCTGGACGGCTTGCTGCATCTGGTCGATGCGAGTGTCTTTGTTTGGCTTGCGGGCAGAGCCGCTCTCGATGCGGTAGTCGAACTCCCGGCCGATCACGCCAACGTCCACGCCAGTGTTCGAGGAGAGGTGCAAGTCCCACGCCTGAGCCCCGAGAGGGCCAAGCACTGGGGCAACGTCCTTAGCCTGTAGGAGCCAGCGGGCAGCGATGGCCTCCTTGCGGGCGATCACGCTCATCGCGTCTTCGAGTGCGTTCGCCATGTCGTCGGGCCGCACGCTCACGGCCTGACCCTTCACGTTGGCCTCTGTGGCACTTCTCATCTGCTGGCGTGAAATACCGTAAGTGAGTTCCGTGAGGCCGACTCGCTTGTCGAACATCTCCGCGACTGCGGCGACGATGTCCCACATGTCCCGCGTCACGCCGGGCTGCTGGAACACAGACACGATGTCGTTGACCGACTTCCCCATCGACTCGGAAATCTCGATGATCTTGAAGCCGTTCTCTGACGGGGCGAGGATTTGATCCTTGATGTCTTGGTCAGCAGACTTCGACACGCCAATGAGGGTTTCGCAGGAGACTGCGATGCGCGTCGCAAGGAATGAGATCGCCCAGTTCAGGAAGCGAAGTTCGCCCACACCCGGCTTGATGTGGGACAGAGGCCACAGCGTGTTCGGCTTGCGGTGGAACGCGAGCGGTGTGAACGGCCAGCCGTTCGGCATCGACCAGAGCGGGATCGGCCACGAGGCGCGGGCACGGAGGTTACCCGGCAGGCCGTCCTGATCCGGCTGTTCCTGCATCGAGGCGGGCGGGACGTTGAGCGGGAAGTCAACGCCGGGCGCAACAACGAGATAGCAATAGTCGCCAAGAGGATCGAAAACACCGCGATCTTCCTTCTTTGTTCCCTTGAGCCGGTCACCAAATCCACACTTGCTCCACACCTTGAAGAACGTGCAGAGGTCGTTCGTCTTGCCGATCCTTCGCTGTGTCCTGAACCCGCGATCACTCTCGCGGCTCGTGGACTCATAGGACTCCAGATGACCCTTGAGGTCTTCCCGAGTCAGGCCAAACATGCGGGCCACTTGGTCAACCGGCAGCACGCATTTCTTGGCGCACCACTGGATTTCCTCGATGGTCTGGGCATCGGGGTCGAGGAACAGGTTGTCCACGCTGTCGGCAAACGAGCCCACTACGAGGGTCGGCTCGGAAGGCGGGACATTGGGGAACTCGGTGGCTTCAGTCCACCACACCCCCATCCCCTTGATGATGCCCTCGTCCACCACCAGCCGGGAGTGCGTCTTGAGGTCTAACTCGACGGGCGTGTAGTTGAGGTACGTCGAGAGCAACTCGGCGATGACGCCCTTACGGGAGTCAGCGTCACCGACCGCGTTAGAGGTTTCGATGTACTGCTGAACGCTTGGGTCTGGGATTGGCTGGCCCGTCATCGGGTCAACCTGATAGGCGTTCGGGTCTACGCCCACCATCTGCGGCGGGATCACCGGGTACTTGCGAGGAGTGACCGTCCGCACAGGGTTGCGGTTGTAGATCACCGCCCCCAGCAACTTGACCGCCTCGAAGACCCGGTTCATGGTCATCCGAAAGGCGGGCGCAGGAGTCGGGCGGGACGCCAACGACTGCCCGCGATTGGGCGAGGAGCCCGTGAAGAACCACGAGCCGCTGCCGTGCCCGTCAAAGAAGAGGGTCGCCTCTCTGGCGTCCGCATCAAAGATGGACTTGGCCTTGCGGGCGGACTCAATCTTCTTCAGCCACGTTTCCGCAATCGGCCGAAGCGGATTGTCGGTGTGCAACTCCGGCTGCTTGGGCACAGCCGGTAGTTCGCCCGTGAAATCGACCGAAAGATCATCCGCCATTACTGGGCCTCCATGCCCGATTTATGGCCTTTGCGGCAGCGTTACTTGCTGTCCTTGCGATCAAGGAGCCCCACGATGCGGGGCAGGAGGGACTTGAACTTGCGGAGAGTCTCGGTCGTGGGGTGAAGTTCCCAAGCCCCAGCCTGCCGCCAGTCGGCGTTGTCCTGAAGTCCGGGATCGGACAGGTGCCGCACAGACGGCTTCTCGACGAACCCCGCGTTCTCCGTGAACACAAGGCACGAGATCGTGTGCTTGCCCGGACGGCGAGAGACCCAACCCATGTTCGGGGACTGTGGGTTCTGAGGGTTCGAGTGGTAGAGGATCAGGTCGCCCAGAGAGATTTCGGGCGGGAGAAAGTCTTCAGAACCAGACATCTTGGGGGCTCTCCAGTAAGGATGTGGACAGGTTGCTTTCGGGGCCGAGATACACGAACGGTGTTTTGTTCTTGCCGTTCCGTCGCTCCAGATACTCGATCATCCATTGCGGCATCCCGGCTGTCTCGTCTTTTTCTTTCTTGGGGATGGAATATCTGGGCTCGTGCGCGACGAGGTACTCCAAGCACTGGCAGGCGTGAACGTCACCCTTCGTGTTGGGAACGTCCGTGACGATGGACATGCCGTTCTGGAGAACCACCTTGTTGCGGTAACGCTTGATCTCACGCTCAAGGTTTGGGCACGAGCCGCGAAGGACTCGAACCCTCGTCGTGCCATTCGGCCGGATGTGCATCCAGTTGCGGACGGCTGTAGTGCGGGCCGCTATGTCGTCACACCCAGCCACAAACGCAGCACCCGTCGTACGGGATCGCACGTTTCGTTTGCGGAGTTGCTCGCAGTATTGCTCCACCACCTGCCGCCCGGAGCCAATGTCACGCAGCCTGCCGCCGTGCATGTCGATGATGAACGTCTGGAACTGCGGCTCTGTCTCCATCGCCTGTGCGAACTTCTCCCCAAAAATCTGTGCGTTGCATTGGCGGATGTACAGTTCGCGGTAGATGAGAAGCATTTCGCCGTCCGGTGGAACGGCTGCGAAGAGGACTGCCGTGACTGCGTGACCCGGATCAATGGCAGCGAAGCGAGTCCATTCGTCCGGGATGGTGGACTTATTGGGCAGCGACTCCCTGTCGTAGCCGTGAATACTCATGTGGAAGGTGGGGTAGACGAGGATCGAATCGGTGACGAACTCGCCTTCCGCACGCATCCGAACTACGTCGTCGCCAAGAGCCGACCATCGCTCGATGTTCTTCCGCTTCTCTTCGTCGTCGATGTGCGGGTTGTCGAGGAACCGGAGCGTGAACTTCCTGATGATGGGGTTCTCTATCCCGGACTGCTCGGCCTGATCTGCACGCTCTGAGAGCCCCAGAAGGGCGTCGTTCTTGGAGTGCGGCATAGCCGACCAGCAGAAGCACCCCTTGCGGTCAGAGAGACGGGCCTGCATTTCAGGCACCCATTGCTCGTTTGAAACGTCCTCGTCGATGTGGCAACGATTGGTTTGAAACCCCTGCGGAGGATCGCCTTCGCTTGAGAAGAAGAGAACCTGCCAGCCGTTGTGGAGTTCCACCGAGTTGCAGTACCCGGCGGACTTCAGAACCCAACTGGTGTGCTTGACCAGTCGCGGCGGAATCAGGGGCGGTGCGGGCTTGGCGTCTGCCCTACGGTGAGCATCAGAGACAGGGTTGTAGGCCCGCCACTCGTTCGTCACCTCGTCGCGGATGATCTTGAATGCCCCAGCCTTGAACAGAAGGGGGTACGCCACGAGACCAATGTGTTTCCAGTTGGCCCCTACGATGCAGACGATGCCGTCCTTCTCTGGGTACTTCCCGTGCGGGTCTTGCCCCGTCGCGGCCCTCGCGTCCTCCACGAACGTGGACAGACTCTTGCCGCTTCGGTTGCCACCAATGACGAGGACTTCACTCGCCCGGCAGGCGTGCATCTCCTCCTGCTGCGGAGTAGGCCGATAGAGTTTCAGTGCCTCGATCCGCCGATCCGCCAACTCCGCGTGCAAGGCACGCATCTGCCCCATCTCGTACTGGGAGGTGGGTTTCGCTACCGATGGCAAGGGTGTCACCTGCGGCGGCTTCGCCTTCTTCGTCATCTACCGTTCTCCCCTCAAGGATTGCGCGGCGGAACCGATCCTTCAGTTCCAAGTCCAGTTCCTCTTCCGACCAGAGCGTCAAAGGCTTCTGCGCCCCACCCTGATCGACGTTCTTCTGGACGAGCCGGACTACCATCTCCAGCATCTTGCCCCGCTGCGAGGAGCCCGGCTTGGAGTCAAAGTACTGCTTCACGAGCAGGGCAGAGAACCCAGAGGTTCCGCCCCAGTACGTCATGATCTGTTCGAGCAACTCCGCAGAGTGCGGGATGTTCGCCCCGCCACGCACGGCGTTTTCGAGAAGGGCGTCAACCGCCACCTTCTCCATCTTCTTCATCATCCCGGCGCGGCGAGCCTTGTCTTTCTGGACGGCATCTCGCCTGCGCTTGCCCACACAGCGGGCACACGCCACAGACAAAGACCCGTCCTTCGCGGGCGGAAAGTTGTCCACGCTCTCGGCGTAGATTTCGCCGCACTCTTGGCAGCACCGCTGACCCGGTTCCATGACACTCTCCAAGAAACTGACCCGGCGGGCGTCCCCGCCGAGTCAGCCCCGAGACCCGGCACACGCCGGGATGTTCTCAGCCGATGAGTGACCGCAAGGGGGACACGCTGCCCCCGCCGATCTTCTGGCCGCCAGCGCCACGCATCGTCATGCTGACGCCGCCTGTTCCGCCCCCGCCATTGAGAGCCGACTGTGCATTGCTCATCGCGCTCGCCACGCCGCTTGCCATCGTCTGGTTGGCCCAGTTCTTCGCGAAGGACTCCTTCTCGCGGAGGCGCATCTCGCGCTCGTACCGCTCCTTCTCTTCCTTGCGGCGGATGATCTCGTCGCGGCGGGCCTTCTCTGCCATTGCGGCTTGAGCGTTGTTCTGCGCCCGCATCGCCATCTCGTTCTCTGTGACCTGCGCCTGATTGCGAGCAACGTCACCAGCGGTCGCGAGCCGCTGCATCTCGCTCAACATGGACTGGTGCTGTCGGGGGCCGTCGCCGAGAGCCATTGCCCCAAACACTGGGCGGCCCGCTCCGGCTTGGCCGTAGCCCACTCGGGCGGCGTACTCGCGGTACCGGCGGTCAGCCTCGTTCGCTTCGTTCCAGTGGTCGTGCTGCACTGTGGTATCCCTTGTTCAAAGAAACAGGCGGCGGGGCGGCCTCCTGCCATCCCGCCGCCCGCAAAGTCAGTCCGGGTTCACCAGACCGAGATCACTTCTTGCCGTCCTCACCCCGAAGGGCGGACGCCTTCAACTCGAACTTGCGGGCGTAGAAGCGAGCGCGGGACTCCTTCTTCTTCTCCCTCATTTCCTGCTTGGCCTGCTTGATCTGGTGACCAAGTTCAGGACGGTCACGCGGGTCGTTGTTGTCAACGGCGAACGCGACGGGGGCACAGCCGAGCAGAATCACCGACAGGATGGCGTTCTTCATTCAGTCACCTCACGGAGTGGTGGGGGTGGTGGCGTCGGGCGTCGTGACATCGGGGGTTGCTTCCTTCGTCTCGACGGAAGGAATCACTTCCTCGACATCCTCTTCGGTGCCGTCCGGCAGGAGCCGGGTCACCGGAGCGGCCGTTCCGGTCGAGAAGGGAACCCGCTGCCGCTTGCCCGCAGCGTCCGTGTACGGGCCAGCAACCACGAGCCAGTAGATTTCGCCAGCGGGAACACCGCCGGTAGCGGTAGCGCCCGTGCCGACAACCTTCGGCAGGTACTCGTCCACAATGCCCGTGTAGCCGTAGGCCGTCTGCGTGGAGCAGGGGGCAAGCGGAGTGGTTCCTGCCGCAGCCGTGTTCTTCACGGCAATGCAGGTCACGATCTCGTTCGACAGGACGCGGCCCGTAGCGGGGTTGACGTCCGTGAAGACCCGAGTCGTGCCGAGCGACGACAGACCCGCATCAGGCAGGTAAGCGCCAGTCGGGTTCTCAATCGGGTGCTTCCAGTTGACGCCGAGAACCTGACCCCGCGTGAACGGAGGATTGTGCTGATAGATCGACATGGAGCGATGTCCCTTTCTTTGGTCAGACGCCCTTTGCGTCCACAAGTTTGAAGAAGTTACGCGGGGAAACGAATCGGAGGTTGGCGAGTACCGACGCCACATAGCGATACGCCTGCGTATCGACGTTGTAATCCGGGCCCTCCGCCGTGATCAGCGAGGACTCCATGCAGTGGAGGTACATGTTCCCGATGGAGAGGCCGTAGCCGCAGCCGGTCGGAACCGCGTACTCCGTCGAAACCTCGACGCCGTCCTGCTCGAACACATCGCTGAAGCCGTAAGACTTCAGGCCGTTCGTGCGGGTGACGATGACCTTCTCCTTCGCATCGAGGCGGTTCATGTAGTCGATGTACATGCGACGGTCGAGGAGCACCATGTCGATGGCGGCCTCCTTCGTGTCGTTCCGTTTTGCCTGATGGATTCCTTCGCGCACAGCCTCGACGCACTGATCCTTCCAAGTGGCGGTGCCGCCCTTGAAGAAGTTCGAGGTGTAGTTCACGATGACCGGCGAGTAGTAGTCGTACTCGGGGTCGCACGCGCCGTTCGGCCAGACGCCTTCCAACTGCGAGCCCGCAGCGGCACCGAGTTCGGTCGAGAGACCGGCGTAGGTGTCCTTCGGGTAGCAGAACGGGTCAGCGGCCGACGCAGCCCGGCGAGCGCCGGTGTTGACGTTGATCGTGCCGTCGTACGAGAACATGGTGTCGAGGCCACTGAATCGCAGTTCGTTACCGACTGCGTCGCCGTCAACGTAGACTTCCTTGCTCAGGTGCTGCTCGACCGACTCCTGAATACGCGAGGCCATCTTGCCCGCAACGTCGATGAGGGCCTGCTGGCTGCGGTTCTCAAGCATCTCGCGCTTGTAGATGGCATCAGTGCATTGGTACCCGCGATAATCGAGTTTCGCGGTACGCCAGAGGTTCTGGCGGCTGAAGGTTCGAGCCGTCTCGCCGTTGTTCCCGGACACGGGCTGGTTGCGGAAGCGGACTTCCCAAGAAAATCCGCGACCTGCCTGATTCATCAGGACGTTGCCGCTGGCTTCGAGCGCGGCGAAGACGCGGAACTTCCGCATCGTCGCGATTTCCTCTTCGCGCAGGTAGTTCGTGATCGTCGTACCAATAGCGCGCGCCCAGTCAGTGGCCGTTGCCATTCCGTGTCTCCTTGTTGCGGGCTACATGAGCCCTTCGTCGGACAGTTGTTGCTTGAGTCGGTCTTGGAACGAGAGCCCTTGTCGTGCCGCCTGCGGCGAGTTCGTCGCCACACCAGCACGGCTTGGTGCCCGAGAAGCCGCACGCCGCAGGTAGTCCATGTTCGATTCGGCTTGACTCATCGCGGGCTGCGGGGCCGGTGCAACCGGCTGCTGCTTCACCGCTTCGAGTTGCTGCTCGAACTGACTACGCGAGGCTTGCTGAGACTGGGCCGTCCGCACCTCAAGGAGAAGTTCGCGCTCTGTGTTGTTCAGAGCGTATTGCCATCTCGCTTGAGGGCTGGCGATTCCAAGACTCTTGGCTTCGTCGATGTATTTCTGGACTATCTGTCCCTCGCGGCTTACATCGCCCGTCTCAGGATCGAACAGCCAATCGCGATTTTCTGCTTCGAGGGAGGCGACATAGTTCTGCCGAGAGACTTCCTCGAACTGCTGCCGCACGATGTTTTCAGCCTGACTGCGAGCCATTTGCTCAACCATCGGGCCGAGTGCGGTCTCTGGGTCAGTGAGGAACTTCTGTGCGAAGTCGGCCTTGTACTGGAGGAACTCCGTGAGGGTGTGCTTCGCGTCGAGCGGCGCATCGGGGTGGATGACCTCACGCCCCGACTCGTCTCGCACGAGGTACCGCTTGTAGGCGTCACGCACCTGCGGAGGGTTCCACCACTTCGCCTGCTCGGCTGCGGAAGGAGCCTGCGGAGCGGCCTGCTGCTGCTGCGGCTGGCGTAGGCTGGCCTGCCACTTCTCGAACTCCGGCCGGTTGGTCATGTACTCCTGCACCACAGGCATCGCCTGCCGGTACTGGGCCAGAGCCTTCGTTGCCGCCTGCTCCCGCTCCATTGCGACATAGAGCGACTGGGCAATCTCTCGGTCGCCCTTCCCGGTGAACTGCGGGAGTGACCGGAATGCCTCGTACACGCCGACGCTAGGCGGAGCAGTTGGCTCCGATGCGGGCTCCGGCGCGGACTGTTGAGGCGATTCGGTCTCGGGTGCCGCTTCTGGCGAGGAATCTACGACATCATCGACAATGGCTTCGTCGCTCATACCATCAACTCCTTTACTCGGGTTTCTTCAATCTCGATCTGACGGGCAAGTTCGGCCTCGTACGCGGCGGACGCTTCTTCGGGCGTGGCGTAGCAGCCGATAGTCCTGCCTTCCCCGCCCATGCGAGTTACCGCCGAATATGAGCGCCCGCTCGCTGCTTGGTTTACGCGAACTCCGCGAGGGAGCCCGTCTTTCCTTTGCATCGCGCGATTGAGGTTCTGCATCGACCGGGTTGCGAGTCGCAGGTTTTCTAGCCTGTTGTCGTTTGAATCGCGGTTGATGTGGTCAATGGTCACGCTTCGGCCTTCGGGGAGTTCGCGCCCGGATAACCGCCAAATGAACCTGTGAAGCATCTCCGTCCTCTTGCCGACGGATCGCCCCTGTTCGTCAAAGAAGTGACCGCGACGCATCCATCGTCGGTTTCGCTTATTCAGGCACCACGAATACTTGTCAACTTCCGCCCGGAAGCACTCGTCAACGATGTAGTTCAACGGAACACCTGAGTTCCGTATGGAGACTTGCCGTTCAGGACGACCCCCACGCCGATCTCGGTGTAGGAGGGGTTGAGGATGTTGCGCCTGTGGCCCGAACTATTCATCCACGCCTTTACCTGCGCCTCCGGCGACGGGTAGCCGTAAATCACGTTCTCGCCGTACCCCATCCGACTGTGGTACATGCGACGACTCTGAGCCTGCGTGCGAGACCAAGACCGTGCGTCTTCCATCATTTTCAGGGTGACGCGAAGCGGTCGGAGGCCGTGCGCCACACGCTCGCGATTGGTCAGGTCAACCACACGGTTTTCCCACTCTGAGCCGACGTACTGCTTTGTGCAGACGCCGCCGGAGCATTGGTTACGAACGAGACGATTCGGGGCTGGCTTGCACTGGCCGTCCTTGCACTGCTGACCAAACGCGGTCGCGCACAAGAGAGCCACGCAAGCCGCTGGGGCCAAGCGTGTCATTGGTTCCTCGTCGGGGTGAGGAGAGGCGAGAGCGCCTCAGTGCCTTTGTTATGGGGAAACGCCTACGCATTTCGGCCATAACTCCCGCGTACCATCGAGGAATACATGGACTCCATTCGTCCGCCCGTCGGCCCGCCACGCACAGAGCAGAACCAGAGAGCACTGGCTGCGCTTCGTGCCGCAGCAGTACGCAACCTTCCGATGTTCGCCGACCACGACAAGGTGGCGGAGTCTCTTGTCCGCCACGCCGACGGCGCAGTGGTTGACCCGACAACCATCGAGGCCATGCAGGCCGGAATCGTCCGCAACGCACAGAACGCTCACGGCATCAACGAAGACACGCTGGCGGCTCGCCGGATGGCATCGCCAGTGGGCGACTACCTGCACAACATGCCGGGAATGGAACTCGGGGCTGGGGATCAGAAGAACTACCGAGCCCTGCGGGACTCAAACCTGCTGAACGCAGCCCTCGACCTGCCGCCCGTGAAAGACATCGGCACCCTTCGCGAAGGGTATCCGTACGGAGAGGCGGAACACGCGCCATCCTCGCCATCGTGGTTTTCCCCGATGACGTTCCTTGCGGGCCGGGACGTAGCAGAGCAGAAGAACAAGTACGACAACCTCGACGGCGCAGTTCAGTCGTGGGAGCGGGGAGAGGCCGATCCGCAGAGGTGGGGCAACGTCATCGGCAGCAACTATCCGCAGCACGCATGGACGGGGAACGGCGGCTCGCTCGACAACATCACGAAGAACAACGGCGGAACGCTGTGGGGTGACCTGCTGGCATGGACGAATCGGTGGGATGAGGGTGGCAATCGGGCCATGCTCACCCCAGACAAGCCCGGCTACGTCGAGAACGCCCCAGACGCAGGCTCTGCGGGCATCAAGAAGTGGGCGACTGGTGCATGGCAAGGTGCCGACGAAGAGCAGAAGCACCGCACGGTTCGTGGGCTTGTTGGTCGCGGCAGCCCGCTTCTTCCCGGAAACATGACTCCGGGAACACCGGAGGCCGACGCACACATCACCGCACTGAAGGGGCTGACTGACGCCACCGAGCGGCCGAGCGTTGACGAGCATGCCGCCGCACGCGGCGAGAAGATCGGCCACCTCACGAAGGCGTTCCGAGACAACCGCTTCGTGTGGGCAGACCCGTTCACGCTGGCGTCGCTTGGAGTCGGCGGCGCAGGAGCGCTGATGGGCAAAGGTGCGCTGAAAGCCCTTCTGGCCGCTGGCGGGCGAGAGGTGCTTCAGGAGGGCAGTCAGCCGCTGAACTACGTCGGCGTGGCGGCATCACTCATCAACGGGCCGCAGGAAGTGGAGACCACGCCGGAAGAGTTCGCAGCCAAGAGGCAGGCGGCAGAGGCGGCATTCAAGCAAATACCGTCCGCGATCTCGAAGTACAGGAATCAGTGATGCCCGACTACACCGCATGGTCAAAGGCGTTCAGTGGCGGGAAGGCTGTTGAGTCTGCCAAGAAGTTGACGCCCCCGAAACTACCGCCGCCCGCAAGGAAGGTGACGCCCCCCACAGAGGGCCCGCCAGTTCCTTCGCCGCAGGTTGAGCGGTATGACGAAGCAATCAGGCGATCAGAGTCTCTCCCGCCACCGGCAGAGGGGCACGAGAGGGTGTATCGGGTCGGAGAGATTGCTACCAACTACAACCCGCCCGAGACGGTGAAACTCTACGGAAAGGACGTTCCGTACGAGGAGTACCAGAGACATCGCGCCTCCGTGCTTGCCGGATCGGGAGCGAGAGACACAACTCCGCAGGGTGCGGCTGGCAGGTGGTTCGGCAATCGCCCGCAGGACATGGACTACTACATCGCAGACAACGCCCTGAACACGCCCGTCTACTACGCTGACGTTCCCGGCGACGTACTGCGTGACACAAACGTGAAGAACACGCCCTACGCCAGCAGCAGCCTGAACCACGACCGGGAGTTTGTGCTGCCTGACGAGTGGCTGCGTCGCTCGCAGCGGCTCATGTCTCTCGCAGCCCCGATCACGGCAGGAGCCCTCTACGGACTCAACTCACAGGACAGACCTGTGCCGCAGAATCTCGGCAATCGCGTCTCGAACTAGGCTCGCGTCCGCAGCCGGGAGCCGGACGGCAAGGGCATCGAGGTCGCTCACAACGTCATCCACCCCTGTCAGGGCGACATCGGGGGCGTCGTGAATCAGCAGGCGGTTCTTTTGGAGCCGCAGCAGCACGATGGACGAATGGGCTTCTTCTAGCACCTCAACTGGGGCTGGAGCCTGCGACTCAATGTGGTGCAGAAGATCATCGAGAATGTCGGTCTTTGTGCGGGAGAATCCCCGCATAAAACGCGACTGGGCCTTAGCAATCACTTCTGGGCTGCCTCCAGCATGGCAACCCTTGTTCGCAGTTCGCGAACTTCAGAATCGCAGTCGTTGAAGTCAGCCCGTGCGGTTTCGTACGCAACCTTTGCCCGAAGCCGACCGATTTCCACAAGGGCTTCGGCCAGTTCGTTTTGGGCGTGGGCGAGTTGCTTTGTCAGCAGTTCTGATTCCCCAGTCATATGTCAATCTGCTCCATTTTAGTAGTTTTGTGGATACGTTCCGGGCGTCGGTGAGGATGTCTGCTTTATCTGGCGGCACGGGCGTATACCTCCGGTATATCGGTCACTAGCAAATCACAGCCTCTCCAGCAGGGAGCGGAGCGTGGCGGAGCGATGTTCTGGCAAGCCGTAGTGTGCGAACCAATGCAAAGCGGCCCGCTCCTCGTCGGTGAGCGTGAACGGCGTGAGGGAGCAGTACTGTGTTGTCTTGCCGACAACGTGCGGACACTGCACCGTTTCGCGGGCCTCTAGTGAACCGTTTCGCAGCCGCTCAATCTCGGCCGCCGCCTCATCCATGAGGTCGGAAGCCGGGACTGAGTCGGTTTCGATTGCCCAGCGACGAAGCCGGGTGACGATGTCTTTCACTTCTTCCACCACCACCAGCCCTTTTTCTCAGGCAACTTGGGAATCCAGACGGTCTTGCTGAACACCTCTGGGGCGGCTTCAGCGGCCTCGTCCATTTCCCACTCCTGCGGGTAGTGGCGAAGTGCGGTCTTTGCACGGGCTCGAATATCGGCCGGGATTTTCGGGGTGACGCTGGGGACGGTCAGGTCTTCCATCAACTGCCTCGCCCAAGTCACCGCCCGGTACCGCTCGTCTGGCATCGTCATGTTTAGAACCCCACATCGCTGAAGGCATCGGACTTTTCCGTCGCCTGATCCGACTTCCGTGCCGGGTCAAAAACGATGTTGTTGCACAGCACCTTGTAGGCAATGCCTGTGGTGCCGTCCCGCTTCTCGTACTCCTCGATGGAGAACTTGCCTTCGACGAGGACGTACTTGCCCTTCTGCACCTTGTCCATCACCTCTTCGGCAAGGTCGTCAAAAGCCAGTACGTCGAACCAGATGGTCTTTTTCTGGTCGTCCTTGCCCTCTGTGTGGGCCAGCGAGAAGGACGCCATCGCCTTGCCGCTCTTGGTCGTGCGCGACACGGGGTCTTTCCCCGCGTTTCCAGTGATCCGTAGTGAGTTCATGTCATGCCTCGTGAGTGAAAACCAACAACACAGCCAAGTATCCAGACGAACAGCCGACCTGTCCCCTGACTTTTTCAGTAAAGCCATAACAGGGGTACCGAGTGCCCTTAGTCCAAACAAAAGGCACGTTATGTTTCACGCCATCGCCAAGTTGATCTCGTTCTCTGCTGCCCTGACTCTCTCCGGCGCACTGGGTCTTGCTGCTGCACTGTTTGGCGTGGGGTACGCAAGTGCTGGCACGATCACTGGCACCTCCCAGACGTTCGACTCCGAGATTCGTCAGCGGCTGAGTGAGTACGAAGATTGGGGTGTCTGGAATGCAGGCACCCTGCAAGCCAACGTCACCAGCGGGGGTGGGCGGATCAACTACTCCCTCACGGCCACTCCGTACGCCTCTCCGGCTACGCCACTGGCCCGTGATCCCGGCGTGGCGATCTTCAACACGGGGAACGGCTACTACGTCGGCGGGCTCTCCTACGTCACCAGCAGTGCCGAAGGGAAGGGCTTCACCTTGACCGTTCCTGCCCAGTACGCCAACGGGAGCCGCCTCGACCTGTGGCTGATGACCAACGGGCCCGTTTCAGCCGACATCACCGCTTCCTCCCTCTCGGGGTCAGGGACTACGGTGAGCCTTTCTCCCTACCAGAACTACATCGTTTCCTTCATTTCCAGCGGACTTACCGAAGACCTTACGGTGAGCATGGTCGGTCGAGGGAACTTCAACAGCGCACAGGGGCAGATGTCCTTCGGGGCGGCTGCGCTTACGCCTGTTTCCGTACCGGAGCCAGACCTGTGGATACCGCTGCTCATGCTGCTCGGCGGCTTCATCGCCTACAAGATCGTCGAGGCCGTCTGGTGGTTCTATGACACCGTGCGTCGGCTGGAAGATGAGTTCGCCCGCAAGGGTGAGTGGACTGACCTCGAAGACCGCTGGCTCCCGTAGAACTTCGGATCGAGAGGGTAGCCACCGACCGCCAGTGGCGTGATTCAGTCCCTCCGATCTTTGGCCGACGCCTGACGCAGCCTGACAACGGCCGGGCGCAGGGGCGGAGTCGGCCTCTGGCTCACACCGCCGGGCCATCCAAGAACTCCACCATCAGGCCCGTGTCGGCCTCTTCGTCGGCGTACCAGTCTTCGTCGTCCCATCCCATGCAAGGGTTATGGGGGTGGGTGTCGAAAACTGGAAAAAATCCAGAAGGGGAACGTTATATATACGCGGGCGGGGGCGGGGGCCTGCGGGGGTGCGTCACACGCAAGTGCGGGCGGGCGAAGGGGATGCGTGTAGGCCAGAGGATCGCGGCCAGATGCAACCGAGTTGCATGTAGAATCCTTCAACTCATTTATGGCATATCGTCCCCGCGAAACCTACATCATCCGCACAGGCTTCGCGCGCGCGTTCCGTTTCAGAACGACAAGCCGCAATATGCGTTTGGGCCTTGTTTTATAGGCGTTTGCAGCATGTTCGGCAGGGGCATTGTGTCGGATCGACACTGCCGATGCTCGCCCCGTTCGGGGCAGTCGAGCGGTGCGACCGGCGACCGGAGTCTGCATCATGGCCGCCAAGAAGAAGTCCGCCGCTGCCCCTGCCCTCGACATCAACGCCATCGTGGCGGCTGCTGTCGCTCAGGCTCTCGCGTCGGCCAACGTCGCCCCTGCGGGAACCGTCGCCACCGCCGTCGTGGCGGAGCCCCCTGCGAAGCCCTCCGCGAGCAAGGGCTCGTACAACGCGGAAGGGTGGGACGGCAAGGGCGGCGAGTTGTGCATCACCGTGCGTCGTGGTAGCGGCAGGGGCATCACGTTCCTGACCGCTGCCCAAGTCGCGGAGTTGGAGTCGCCCGTGATCTCCGGGCTCGTGGCGTCGGTCGAGAAGGCGGCCGGTCGCAAGTTGGGTGCGAAGCGGAAGTAGTCCGCACGCGGTTCCTGACGCATCCCCTGACCCCCTGCTGGCCCTAGTGGCTGGCAGGGGGTTTTTTTGTACGGCGGTAAAGGCCCCGCTTCGTGCGTGGAGCCTAACTGGTACTTGCCCGATGCTTCGGCCCTTGCGCAGGGGTCGCAAGCGTAAGGCGTGGGCGGGTTCGACTCCCGCTACCGTCTCCCGCACACCTACCCCGCTCCATCCCGACAAGGTGGAGCGGGGTTTTTGTTGGCCCATCGCACTGTGCGAAAGGCCGTGCCCTACGGTTTCACGCGGAGGATCAGCGATGCCCGAATGGATTTCTTGCGGCGAACGGCTCCCCACCGACAGCACAACCGTGCTCGCGTTTGCGGCCGGTCAGTGCTACGCCATGCAGCACTACGCGGGCGACGACGACTACCCCGCTGAATGGGCCTGTGCGCAGGGCGACGGTTGGGGTGTGCCAAACCACCTCGTCACCCACTGGATGCCCATGCCCCAGCCCCCCGCAAAGTGACAGGGGCACAACAACGCGACGCGGCAACAACCCCCTCACTGGGCAACTGGTGAGGGGGTTTTTTGTTTCCCGCACTGGTTGCCGGTCGTTCGGCAGGTGCTATGTGGCGGCACGTTGCCGCTGCTGTTCGGTGCGTTTTCTTTCGGAGAGTTTCACCATGCCCCGTTTCATCCCTTCCGTGATCGACGTTACCTATGACCTCGTTGACCTCATGCTCGACGAGGCCACCGGCTGCGACCGGCTGAACGATGAGTGCCGCGAGTGGCCCGACTACGCCGAAGACATCGACGGCATCGGGCGGTTCGCCGTGATCTACAACCTGCCGGGCAACCTGCCGGAGTGTGATCCGACGTACCACGAGACGATGGATGAGGCGGAGCAGCGGCTCCGTGAACTCCGGGCGGAGGGCCGTGAACTGTACGGTCGCAACGATCCCTACGTCTACGAAATCGTGGACATGAACGAGCGGACGTTCGCCTGACCCGCGACGCGGTGAAACCTAGCCCCCTGCTGGTAGCCGAAAGGCCACTGGCAGGGGGCTTTTTTGTTGGCCCGATTCATCCCCAAACCCGGAGACAAAGCGATGGCAACCATGCAGATGGTCAGTGATTTCTGTGACAACTACGCGATTGAGGCTTACCTCGAATGCGACAACGAGGGGCGGCTTCGTGCGCCCATCACGGCACACACAATCGCAGCCCGATTTGGCGTGCTCGACAACTGCCCCGTGCGGTTCGTTGGCCGCGAGTTCGTTCACGAGTTGGGCCTTTACTACATGGCCGCGAGCATCGGGAACGGCGAGCGTGGCGTCCATGTGTGGATCGGACGGAAAGACCCGCTGGGAAGCACAGAAATCAAGGCCGTACCTCGATCCGCTCCGTACGTTGTCGGACTCCCCGAGAACCCCGCCGTTTTGCACGGCATCCCCGACCCCGACCGCGTCACCGCATGGGGTGCCGACGACTTCTGGGTACGCACCACCGACAGCATCGTCGCGGACGTAGCCAACCACCGGAAGATGCTCGACGAGAAGGTGAAGCGGCTCCGCAAGGAACTCACCGACGCGGAGAAGGAACTCGATGTCTTTGTCAACTGGGTCTGCGGCACAGCCAACGGCGGCTGACCCAACCCCATAACCACACATACGAAAGGAGAACCCGTAATGTCCCGCACGTTTGCCCACCTGCCGTCCCGAATCCGTGAGGATCGCGGCCTGCACTACGACCCCGCTGGTACTGCCAACCTGCCCACTCACGGGCGGGCTGGCTACGTCCGCAGCATCGACCGGGCGGAGGGTGCCCGGCTCGTCACCTCAACCGCACGGGAAAGGCGTGCCCTGATCCACACCCTCACCACCATCCGCAGTCTGCACGATGCGGAGGACAAGTTCGGCACGGGAGATAGGTGGTACGACCCGTGCGTGGTTGGGAGGCGGGTCATCTTCCGCTGCCTCGACAAGTGGGAGGAACTCGACCCTCGCACTCCAACCTACGACCCCACGCACGACGATGAGGCACAGGCTATCGCCGACCGGGAGTGGGAGGAGGAGGTGCGTGATTGGTACGAGCGTCTCCCGGAACCGTGCCCCTGTTGTGGAAGGAGGGACTGAACATGGACATCGACATCTCGGACGACCTGCAAGACCTGCTCGAAAGAATGGAACTGGACGGGCGGTTCGACGACGCCGACACGATCACTCGTGCGGCCCTCGAAATCGCACGACTGAGGGGCGGGGATGATCCCGCGTTCAAGCCCACGCTCACTGCCCCCGAGAAGGAGGCAGTCAGTGAGGCGTGCGACGAGGGAAGGTGGTGGCCGAAGGACTACCACCACATCCACACGCTGCGAGAGTTGCTCGCGAGGATGAGTTGATTCGCCCGTAACAACGGGCTTCGAGCGGGCGGTTGACGCTCGTTCGGCAGGTGATTTGTGAGCCGTGCTGCTCGTTGCAGTGCGGCTCGTTTCTTTCCGGGCCATGCCATTCGGCGTGGCCTTTTTCGTTTCTTGAAAGGGGATCGCGATATGTCCGCACAGAAGTACGACGAGGCTGGGTTCGGCGAGGACGACGGCCTGCACCGTGACACGGGCACGATGTTCAACCCGGAGGGGTTCGACTGCGACGGGCGTGACGACGAGGGCTACGACGTAAATGGCTACAACGAGTCGGGCTTCAACCGCGACGGCATCAACCGCCGAACCGGCAATGAGTTCGACATCTACGGTCACACGGAGGACGGCTCTCGCTACAACGAGGACGGCTACGACTGCAACGGGTACGACGAGGAGGGGTACAACGAGGAGGGGTACGACTCGGAGGGGTTCGATAGCGACGGCATCCACTGCGATACCGGCACTGAATACAACGAGGACGGGTACGACGTTCACGGGAACGAGCAGGAGGCCGACGACGACGGGTTCGACGACGGGCTTCGGCCGTACGAGGAGTGCGTGATCGAGGCGACGGGCTGGCGTCACCCAACCGGGCGGCACGACACGCTGCTCGCCGGTCACGAGATCGAGATGTATTCCCGTGACTGCGACCTGACCGACGTTGCCAACGTGGTGAATCAGTTGGCCCGTGCGTACCGCAAGCACGCCCCGACTGTGCTTGGAGGCTCGAAGTTCGGGCATTGTGCCATCGGCAAGCACGACGGTTCGCTTGGCGAGGACGGGCGGATCGGCGGGTTCGAGACTGTCACTGTCCCCCTCACTCGTGAGCAGACGTACGGAATCTTTGAGTCGTTCGATGTGCTGGGCGACGGCGAGTGCAAGGCGTGGAGCATGGGCCCGGAGGTCGGGCACCACATCCACCTCAGTCTGTCCGCCATCTCGCCGCTCACGCTCGGAAAGATGGGCGTGTTCCTCAACGAGCCGGGCAATCGGCGGTTCATTGAGGCAGTGGCCCAGCGGGGTGCGATCTACAACGGGTTCGAGAACAACAAGAAACTCACGCACCCCAAGCCGTACGTGCGGCACAGCGTGATGAACGTGACGCCGCAGACAGTGGAGTTCCGCATGTTCAAGTCGAACCTGCGGTCGAGCGGCATCCTCAAGAACTACGAGTTCGCCATCTCAACCGTGCGGTTCTGCCGTGAGGCAAGTGCTGCCGACCTGAACTTCACCCACTACCTGCGGTTCCTTGCAGCCCACCGCAAGGAGTTCCGGTACATGCACCAGTTCATGCTGCAAGCGAGCGGCGTAGTCAGCATCTACGACGGCCGCAAGTGGTGTGACGTTTACGCCTCGTTCGTTCCGCAGAACGGACGCCGTGCCAACAAGCCCGACCAAGCAGCCTAACCCACCCCACCACAAGGAGAACCAACCACATGTGCCTCGCAATCTACAAGCCTGCCACCACCAAGCCCGACTGGGGTGCCTACCAAAACGGGATGGCCGAGAACCCAGATGGCTGGGGCTTTGCCGTGATCGACAACGGGGAACTGCTAACCGCCTGCGGAATGGGCGGGTTCGCTGAGTTCCGCCACAACTTCGAGCCCTTCTCGCACTGCCAGTCCATCATCCACTTCCGATGGGCTACGCATGGCACGAAGGACGAGACGAACTGCCACCCCTTCTTCGTCAAGGACTTGGCCGTGATTCACAACGGCATGATTCAGATCGACACGAAGTCTGACGAGGCACGCTCGGACACATGGCACTTCGTCACGAAGGTCGTGGCCCCCATGTACGAGCGTGACAGGGACTTCTTCCTCCACGACGATGTCATGTTCAACATGGAGTTGGCCCACGCCACCAGCAAGTTCGTGTTCCTGCGGCAAGACGGAACCGTGTGCATCTGGAACGAGGCAGACGGGAAGAACACTGCCGATGGGCACTGGTATTCCAACGACGGGTACCTCCCGTCCCGCAAGTATTGGACGCAGCCCTCTTCCAAGAAGGCTGTTGCCAACTGCACCGTGTCAGTCCGCGATTCGTGGAGCATGACCGACGCGGAGGACGAGGAGATGTACCGCAGGTGGAAGGAGGACGAGGGCTACGACTCATACGAGAGGGCGTACCACGAGAAGATGGAGCACGACCTCATGGCGTTCGGGTTCACCCGCGACACGGTGGACGAGGTGTTCGGGCTGCTCGGCGGCTACGGATTGGAGGCACTGTTCGACGTACTCTGACCCGAGAAAAAAGTCACGAGACTGCGGAAACACACGGCGTTATACAGGTAACCAATCGCATGGAGGCGTACGCATGGAGTGGCAGGCGGGAGAATGGATACCGATGGAGCGGGTGTCTGCGATGACCGAAGCGGGCGTGCCCGCATCGGAGTCCCTCCCCCTGCTGCTCGTGCTATCACGGGTCGAGAGGTTGATTGAGAAGGGCACCGACATGGATCGGGTTGACCTCGTAATAGTTCGCACGTTCTTGCAGTCCTACATCACGGCGTTCACCGCCCGAATGGTGGACATGAGGAGGCTGGTCGAGGTACTCGCGGAGTCGCGGGTATCAACGGAACCATCTAACAACTAGCCCTTCCCGCTTGGGGTTGAGGCTCGTTCGGCAGGTGGATTGTGTGGGCTCGGCAGTGTGCCGGGCCCTTGTCATTTCAACACGGAGGATCGAATGAACATCCATGAAATCAGCACTGACCGGCAGGGTGGCGTCGTCTACTGGGACGCCAGCCCTGTGCGGAAAGCCGTACTCGACGGGGCGTACACCGAGTTCGGTCTGGCGAACCAACTACCCCGCCGCATGAAGCGGGCGACCGCACTGCGGATGGCGATGTCGGATTACATCGAGGCCAACCGGAACGGACGCAAGCGGACACGCATCGACCTCAACCCACTCGACCGCAGGGTGTGCGGGTTCGAGGCGGTGCTTCAGAACAAGGGCGACGAGCAGAACCAGCACCAGTACCAGTTCACTGCGAAGGTGAACACGACCGACGAGTCCGTGCGTGTCACCTCCGGCGGCGTATCACTGGGGCAGCAGGCCGACGACGACATGACCGCACGATACCAGCAGCACCTGCTCTGGTACTGCGGCTCGACGGTGGGTGCCCTGCTCAAGCGGGCTGTGCTGGAGTGGCGTGGCACCTCGCTCAAGGGCAGGGGTGGCGTGTACTTCCTGCCCGATGCAGCCATCGACAAGTACCGTGACCTCGACTCCCGGTTCACTGCGTCCGGTGCTGCCTGCCAGTTGCATGTGATCCGCTTCCCCATCGGGAGGGACGATGCCACTACCCGCTCGGTTATCGGTGGGTTCCGGGATGAGGTGCGATCCCTCATCGAAGAACTCAACGGCGACCTGCTGGGTGACACCGAGATGCGGGAGCGTGGCGTATCCACCCGCATCACACGACTGACTGAGGCACGGGAGAAGATCGCCTTCTACTGTGACCTGTTCAGCGTGTCGCTCGACGACCTGCGTGAAGCGGTGGATACCACGACCACCGCAATCAAGATGGCCCGACTCACCCAAATCTCTGCGTGAAAGGACACACGATGCCATACCACGACTCGGAATACCCAAGCATCCTGCGTGGCAGGAGCAAGCGGGAGTCGCAGCGATTGCTGGATGCGGCACCCGTGATGCTCGACGCCCTGCGGGAGGCACTAGACACCCTCGTGAATCTGTACGAGTACGCATATCCGGGAGACGAATCCGACAACGACGTCACCGACACCATCGACATGGTGATCGAGGCCATCGACAAAGCAGAAGGGAGCAAGGCATGAACTCTTTCTGGTTCCACTTCAACAAGCCCCTGTCCCAAAGCAAGGGGCACCCCGTGATGACAGTCCACTACCGCAACGCCTGCATCCCGGTGCGGCACATCATCTGCAAGGTACCAACCAGCACCAGAGAAAGGAGACAGCAACCCCGCATGGTTATCGCCGGGCGTGGTGTGGTCAGGGTCGAGAACGACACTGCCACCATCACCGAAATCTGACGCACGTTTTCCTAGAAAAAAGTCACGCGACCTAGCAGGACGCCAGCACTACGCTGGCGTTTCGCATTTCCCATTAGGAGTTTCCCATGACCCACGCAGAATCCCGTGCCCGCCGTGCCCTTGTCCCCACCCTGTTCCGCAAGGGGGCCACAGTCAAGGGCATCGCCCGCCAGTTGAAAGTCCACGAGTACTACGTCCAGTCCATCCTCCGGCAGGCTGGCGTTGATCCGACCGAGTACTCCACCCGTGCCCGGAACGCAGAGATCAGGCGGCTGCGGATGGAGGGCTGGAGCCCGAGCGTTCTGGCGGAGGAGTTCGGCCTGACTCAAGGCCGCATCTCCCAGATCACTGGCCCCGTCCGCAAGGCGGACATCCTCGCACACGCTGCGGCGGAAGGGCTGGTGGCCTGATGCAAGCACCGAGACTGAGCGAGAAGGTGAGGCGTGGGCTATGGCTCATCGTCGCACGCAGTGCAACGGTGTGGAGTTGGGAGCAGATCAGTTCCCAAGAAACACCGAGAGACCAGCGAGAGGAGAGGGAGTGCGTACTCGCAGCGGCGAGATACGCGGAGCACCACTGGAAGCAGGAGCCCCATGACGGGGAGGCAGCATGAACGAGGACACGGTACTGATCATCGTCACGATCCTTCGCATCATCGCAGAGGTCATCTCCGCAGGTGGTTGAGGCTCGTTCGGCAGGTACATGGCGGGGGCTAGTCACGTTGGCTGGCCCCCGCCTTTCATTCACACAAGGACTACGACATGACAAACGCATGGCTTGATCACAACGCCCCTTACTACTGTGCCCTTCAGGTTGTCCCCTCCCTTGCGGAAGGGTTCTGCGGCGAGGGCAAGACGCAGATCGCTGCCTCGTTGAGCAAGGCATTGAACCGCAGGTTCGTGCTGCTCATCGCCAGCCAGTGTGCCCCCGAAGATGTGGCTGGTATGCCAGCCCCCGACAACAAGTCGGGTGTCACCCGGATGCTACCCCCGTACTGGTACGAGGATGTCAAGGGGCCGGGCGGGTTCCTGTTCGCTGACGAGATGACCACGCCAGTCCCTTCGGTGCGTGCCCCCTTCCTCTCCGTGTTCTCGGAGTTCAAGGTCGGCCAGTACCACATGCACCCCGACACCATCGTGTGCGGTGCGTTCAACCCGGCAGACCTCGCCCCCAACGGCAGTCCGCTGGAGCCAGCGATGGCGAACCGCTTCTTCCACCACAAGTGGCAGATGAACAAGGACGCTTGGCTCTCCGGCGTGTGCGACCCGGCGACGCCGCTGAACTGGAAGGCACCCGAGTTCCCCATCGTGCCGTCGAACTGGCAGGACTATCTCGGTATCTGGTCGCCGCTCGTTGGTGAGTTTCTCCGCTCACACGACGGGCTGTACACGCAGATGCCGAAGGACGGCGAACTCGCCTTCGCTTCCTATCGAACGTGGACGTACGCCATCCGCTGCCTTGCCGCAGCAGAGGCGTCGGGCGCTGAGATGTACGAGAACAACAGCGTCGTCCGCAAGATGGTAGCCGGGTGCGTCGGGGTCAACGCAGCCCACCAGTTCTGTGAGTGGATGCGTACCCGGAACCTCGCCCGCATCGACGACCTGCTCGATGGCACGGCGGTGTTCAAGCACGACGACAACCGACCGGACATCACGCTGTGCGTGGCTGCCGCAATCACCACTGCGGTCGGCCTGCCCAGCAAGTTCACGCCGGATCGGTGGGATCGTGCGGCTGCGATCATCGGCCAGATCGGAACCGAGTGCAGTCCTGAGATTGCCCTCAAGCACAACAACAAACTCAAGCAGGCCGCCACTTCCAACGGCTACCGGCCGAAGGCTGCGGCACTCAAGCCCCTGCTTGACCTGATGGACACGGTCGATGCACTGCTCGCCAAGTAACTAACCAACACCCGCCCCGCCCCCTTGCACAACGCAGGGGGGCGGGCACAGAAGGAGGGACAATGGCTCTCAAGATCAACAACGTCTGGAAGAAATGGGGCGTCCGCCTATGGAGCCCATTCAAAAGCACATACACAACCTCATGCCGGAAGCGTACGTTCGAGCAGGCTGTGGAACTGGGGTACCAAGAGGTGGCGAAACTGCGGGAGGAGATTGCCCCGCATCCCCACCGATTCACGTTCAAGCCCGACGAGGTTCCGAACGTAGACGTAGGGTTCGTCACGGTTGACGTCGTGATGGAGTTGAAGGGCTCGGTCTGGATAGATCGGGGCCTTCGATTCACTCAGACTTCGCCAGCGGGGCTGCGATGTGCATACCACACCAGTAGAGGTGCTGACACGTTCGCATCCGCTGCACGCATCAAGCGTGGAGGCGAGGCGTACGTTTCACTCGACCCGTACCTGTACGACATGGGCACAAAGAGTCAGTCGCATTACCTCCGGCTGGCAGAGGCCCTCTCCCAAGCAGAAGAGTATCTCAAGGAGCATTCAGTTTTCTGGAACGCATTTCGACACACGGCATAGGAGGCCACCCATGATTCGGACACCACACTTCACACTGACCGACGCACAACTCGACTCCCTCGTGGACGCCCTTGTCTACGCCCTCGATGACATCGGCGAGTACATCGACTACCTCCACAAGGAGTCACTCAAGGAAGATGCCAACGACGCAGACCTCGACGATGCAATCATGTTTGCAGAAGAGGATCGCAGTCGGTGGACGTTCCTGCGTGACGAGTTGCAGGACATGATCGACGCACGACCCAAGTTGACAATCGTCAAGCCATTCAACCCGGAGCACAACTGATGAACTTCACAGAATCCCGCACGCGGATCGGCCAGTTCCGCGTCGCAGCAGGTGATGCCATGTCGTACATGGGCACCTACATCTACGCCCTGATCCCGATTGAAAGACCGGGCATCGGCACGATGGCGGTTGACAAGTACGGCAGGCTGTACCACGACCCCGCCTACACCAACACAGTCTCGCTTGAGACCGGCATGTGGACGGTACTGCACGAGTCGCTTCACCTCGTGTTCGACCACGCTGGCATGGCAGAGCGGATCATTGGCAAGGCACCCACCAACGTGCAAGCAAACGCATGGAACTTTGCGTGCGACATGGTGGTCAACGAAATCCTCCGGCAGTACCTATCGCACGCACCGGAGGGGATCGTTACGGCTGGGCGGTTTGGCCTGCCGCCGAAGCGGACGGCTATCGAGTACTACCACATGCTGATGGACATCAACGACAACCAACAGAAGGAACAGGGCGATGACACGCAAGACCAACAAGACGACGAGCAAGGCGAGCAGCAGGACGACGAGCAAGGCGACGGCGGCGAGGGAGACGAGAGCGAGGAGCCGGGCACTGAACGACCTAGCGATGAGGATGGGAGTGACGGCGGCGATCCTGATGCGGACGGCCCAAGCGATAGCGTGGGAGGCGAACCAGAACTCACCGACCACGAAGGCAAGGGCGGGTCGTGCAGCGACGGGCAACCCCGCGACTACGAACTCCCGGCCGACGACTCGTGGGAGGACAGGTCGTTCTCGATGACCGCCGACCTCGAAGCCAAGTGCGAGGAGACTGGGTGGGGCAGCGTGCCCGGCGAACTGCGTGTCGCCCTCGATGCGAAGGTCAGGCCGCAGCCCGACCCCTTCGATGTCCTGCGTGCGGCGTGCTGCCGTGCGGTGGCATCGCCGGTCGGGTCGCCGGACTTTACCTACCGTCGCATGAGCAGGCGTCAGGTCGAGGATGCACCACGCCTGAAGGGTGTGATCAAGACCACGCCCAGTGCCATCGTGGTACTGGATACCTCCGGCTCGATGACCAACCGCGAGACGCAGGACAAGGCCCTGACTGTGGTGGCCTCCGCCCTGCGGCGGCTGCGGTCAGTGAAGGTGATCTGCGGTGACACGCACATCGCCAGCAACAAGACCGTGACCAACCTCAAGCAGGTGGACTGGGCTGGCGGCGGCGGCACCAGCATGAGGCGAGTGTTGGAGGAGGCGGATCGGATCGAGAAGCCCGATGCCATCGTCCTCATCACGGACGGTTACACCGATTGGCCCGAGCGGCTGCGTGCTAGGCTGGTCGTTGCGTTGACTGAGGACAGGCCGACCCCATCGTGGGCGAAGTCGGTGCTGGTCAAGAAGAAGGAGGTGACACAGTGACACCCATCCTGTCTATCGAGCAAGTCTTTCTTATCAACGTAGTCATTGTCTCTCTCCTGTTCTTTCTCATTCTGGATGGAGGTCGAGGTTGAACCCCAAGAAACAACACATCGGAAAGGCGTACGGTTTCTGCGTCCTCTACCGACTGGACGGCGAGCGCGAGTGGACAGTCGATCACCACGAGGAACTGCAAGACCTGCCCGCTTACTACGAGATAGCCGAAGAGGCCATCGACAGGGTCGAGTACCTGCGGTCGGGCGGGGTGCAGGCACGGGTGGTTACCCTGCTTGCTGAGAGAGGGGAGGAGCCGACATGACTGCGGCCATGCAACTGTGGAAGAACTTCTTCTTGGTCGGGTACTACAACCACCGTGCGGTAGCCCCGTGCCTGCTGCAAAAGCAACGCACTCCAGAGCGGGCGGTCGAGGCAGCGGAGCGGTACATCACTGACTCGTACCGGAAGCACAACTCGAATGCCAACGTGTACGGCGTGTACGTCAGTGCGTGCCCGGCACAATGGCAGAAGGTTGGCGTGCAATGGGAGTCTGTGCTTGGCCCGCCCTTGTACAGCGACATGGACAGGCTGGCAGTGGGTGCCTCGAACTTTCTCTGGACTCACGTTGCCGACAGGCGTGGGTTCCGGGAGGTCGAGTGCTACTCAAGGGAGCAGAAGGGTGAGGGCATACGCCCGCCACTCCTGTTCCCTCACCGCCTGATGCGGGTGCTGCATGTGCAGTGGAAGCATGGCAAAGACCTCTCGACCCTGTGGTCTCCGGCAGTGGAGGCCATTGCGTCGAGGCCAACCAAGTCGAAGCGGCTAGTGCTGGCACGAGATGCGTTCGTGGAACTGGCCGACCTGTGCAAAGAGCGTAACGCTTTCAACCTATCCTTCAGACACGGAGCGTGACATGGCAAAAGTCTACGGCTATGGGCGGCACAGCACCAACCACCAAGCCATCACGGAGGAGGTGCAACGGCAGCAGGTGGACGCCTACTGCAAGTACCAACTCCTCCCGAAGGGCGAGGAACTTGGCGACCCCTTCTGGTTCTACGATGCGGCAACGTCTGGCGGCAAGCCGCTGACTGAGCGGGAGCAGGGGCTGCGGATGTGGTGCGTGCTCCAGCCCGGTGACCACATCGTGGTTGCCAAGTTGGATCGTGCGTTTCGTTCGGTGATCGACGGCGTGAACTGCATCGAGATGCTCAAGGCAAAGGGCGTCCACCTACACATCCTCGACGTACACATCGACACCTCGTCTGCGATGGGGCAGTTCCATGTGACGATCATGCTGGCGTTCGCCCAACTCCAGCGGCAGTACATCTCCGACCGCACGAAGGAGGTGATGGCACGCAAGAAGGAGAGCGGCAAGTGGGTAGGCAACGGTGCCAACTCCGTGCCGTTCGGGTGGAAGAAGGCGGGCAAGCAGGGCTACCTCTTCAAGGACGAGGAGGAGCGGTCAAGGATCGAGCAGATACACCAGTGGCGGGAGGAGGGACTGAGCCTCTACTCCATCTACTGCAAGGCGAACAGCAAGCAGTACCGCTGGGCACGGAAGGGCAGGTCGTGGGAACCCATGACCGTGAAGGCCGCACTCATTGCTCGGGATCGGGGGTATCCGAAGGTGATACCCAAGTCGCTTCTACGCACCCCCGTAGTTCACGGAGTGCCGCTTCCAGCCGACGCTGTAGCGTGCGAGGGTCTCGACCCTGCTCCCGTGCAATCTCCGTGACGCGACGGCCGATGACGATGGCCTGATGGATCAGGTCGCGGGCTGGTGGTTCGAGCCTGCTCATGCACTCTTGTGCTTCGCCGAAGTCGGGCATGGATGCCCGCTTGTCGGTGGCTGAAAGAGCGTGGCGGGGGGAGGAGTCCTCCCTCCGCCGCTGCTCCTTCATCGCCTCCTTCCGCAGTTCATTGCGGATGGCGACGGTGAAGTAGGTGGACATCTTGCTCTTGCGTTCGTCGAAACAGAACGACGCGAGGGTGATGGCGGTCATCGCTGCACCCGTGCTATCTATCGAGCCCCTGTACTTACGCAGGCATGGGTGCCCACGCCAGAAGGCGGCAATCGCCTCCGGCATTATGGCAAGGGCTTGCTCGGCAACCTTCTGTTGCTCGGGCGTCAACTGTCTGACGAGCGGGGGCCTACTCACAGAGACCTCCACTCGTGCATCTTCCAGTCACGCGCGCAATGCTTCTCGTGGCAGCGGTCGCAGTGGACTGGTTCACACAGCATCCCGCTGGGCGTGACCTTGACAGTCGCCTCCCGCATCCCGCATGACACGCACCCCTTACCGGCGGGCACGCCATGCACGGGCACGGTCAAGCATTCGACCGTACTTGCCACCCCCCGCTTCGCCGCCTTCGGCCGTGACTTCTTCGAGGGGTTCGTACTCGATGACCTCTTGGTCTTTCGGCTTCTCATCCGTGAGCCACCCGTAGGCGATGATGACGGCTGGTACTACGCCGAGTGCGAGTGCCGCCACCAACAGGAACCACACGTTCTTCCGGGCCCACTCGACCGAGACCTCCTGCTTCCGTGCAGGTGGCTCAACTGGGGCAGGGGCTGGGGCTGGCCTGTCGAACAGGCCGACCCTCACCTGCGGCGGGTCGAATGGGTGGTGGATAACACCGTCCCGACCGTCCTTACCGTCCGGCATCATAACCTCCATTGGCGTGCGAGGCTATACGTCCGTACACATTCCGATCCCTAGCGCAACGTGCGTTACATTAGGGTTGAATGTGCGGGCGACTGGGGAAACGCACGCTGTCTCAGGGCTGACGCTCGGGGCTACCCAGTTTATGGCCTATTGGCCCGCCAGAAGGCTCTGCGCCCGGAGGGGTGTGGCATACCGCCCTGATCCCGGATCGGCCGTCTCGCACGCACTGAGGAAGCGAGAGAGGGACTCCCTTGCTGGGCCCGGCCGGAGCCCCAACTCCTCGCAGCATTCCTCGAACGGCAGCAGCCCGCCACCCTCTAGCCACATCTCGGCAACCGCCCGCTGGCGGGCTACCTCCCGGACGTAGGAGTTGTCAGCCACCGACCGCCGGAGTTCGTGCGTGTTCAGCACCGACCTGCCGTCCTCGCCCACCTCAGACAGGAGGCGGGCCGTGTGCTGGAGCATGGAACCACAGAGCAGGCGGTACGCCCCCTCGATCTCCTCGCCCGTCAGTCCGGGTTCAGTTCTTGAGGTATCGTCGGGATGAAACAGACGAGTTGTTCCGGGTGCAACTCCTCGCAGTCCTCTCCCCTCCAGTACCACTCCTCGTTCGACCTCGCCGTCCCCCGATCCAATACGCCCACAAACGCGGTCTGCGTCCTCCTGTCGAACACCAGATACTCGAAGCCGTTTCGCAGGTAAGCCTGCACTTTTCCTAGAACGTGCCATCGGTGACCCTCAATCTCTGCGTGATAAAACTCTGGGGAATACATCTCCAACGCCATCGCTCACTCCTGTCGTGGTGGTGGTAGACATCCGGGCAGACGCTCGTGCCCCGCATTCAGTTCAGGATATGCCTCCTGTGACTGACATGCAAACAATGCGTTCCAAGCCATGTGACCAAGATGGTCATCACTGCGGTCGCCAGATAAGTAGGCGTAGGCATGGGCAATCGCGTGGTTCAGGTACACATGGACGGGCAGGCCCCGCTCGTGATTGAACGCACCGTACTTTTCAACACCCACTGCCGCTGCCTCCGCACAACGCCGCAACCCTACGGGCGAGAGCAAGTCCCACCTCGCACCGAGTGCCGTCCTCTTGGCACCCGTCTCGTACACCTCTGTCTCACCGTGAACTGTGCTTTCCATGTCAACACTCCTCAGTTTGCCATCGAACCTAGACTCATCTTCAACTCCGAGAGAGGACGCAGTGCAGACTTGGGCACGAAGTAAGCGGGCTCATAGCCCCCGTGATTCTTCAGCCACTGCTCCTGCCTGCCGTCCTCACACATGATCCAGCCATGTACCTGAAAGTCTGGGGCCTCGCCCGTCACAAGGACGTACGGCCTGCCAGCCGGGTCATCCTTGCGGATGATCAAGTCCCAGTCGTGGTTGCTGCGGGTGCGAACCTCGACGCCAGCAACATCGGACTTCCCCTTGAAGGTGTTGATGTCGGCCGTCCAGTACACACCCATGCACTTGGCGTACGCCATCTCACCGCAGGCACCCAAGATGTGGGCATCCCACGACGAGCCAGCGTCGAACCTACGCTTGCGGTTGTCGGCCATAGCGTGGACGTTGCGAAGGACACCCTCCTCCGCACCACGCCTGACCTCGTGCCAGTCGAGAGTCACTCGCATCTGCCGCCCTCCTTCACTGTGCGAACCAGTTGGTGCAGGTCATCGAGCCGCACGGTCAGGAGCCAGTCAGCCCCGTTCTTCCGGTGGCACACGACGGGCAACTTCTTCTGGGGCGAGGCGTCGCTCACTGCCTGATCCATGACAGCGTGGATGTTCAGCCGCTGGCACCGCTTGCTCTCAACGAACAGGCCGGGCAACTCCGACACCTCAACGTCACTGTCTCCGGCGGCACCGCAGAACTGCTGCGTCCTGCGAGATGAGTAGCCCATGTCGCGGAACTTCTCTGCCAGTTCACGCTCACCGGCAGCACCTTTGGCACGGCTATTGGTCACGGTTGGCGGCCCTCTCTTCTTCAGCCCAGTCGGGGATGCTGAACACAAGGTCGGGAAACGAGCGTCGATGTCGTAGTCCAGCAAGGTAATCAAGATCGACCTCGCCATCCTCCTGACGCTTCGCCTCCAATATAACACCCATGTCAATCGACTTTCTTTCTCCTCCACTGTGATACCCGTAGTGACAATCACGGCACAGAAGGATGAGGTTCCGATTGTCATGCGGGTTCTTGCCACGCCGACCTTGAATGTGATGGAGTTCGAGCGTCTTGCCCGGCCTGAACTTCCTCCAGTGGCACACGGCACATCGGTCGTGCGACTCCGCGTACCCCGAGAGGTCAGCGTTCTTCTTCATTGTTCACCTTCAGGAGGACACAGTCCTTCACGATGGGCAGCGAGTCGAAGTCCTCCGCGATGTAGCGGCACCGCTCAAGCAGCACCCCGTAGAACTCCACGAGTTGACCAACGGGGTACTCGTCGCCCTCCCTGCGGCACACCTCGTCCACCATGTAGGCGGAGTACACGGCGAGTTCGCCCATGAACTCCTCCGTCTCACGCCGCCTCGTCCAGTTCAACTCCTGCCGCACCATCGCACCGTGCTGGTACGCGATCAGTTCATCGAACAGGTACAGCGGGTACGAACCCCAGTCCTTCTTCGAGTCCACGAGGTAGGTCTTGAACGTCTTGCCACGCATTGCCGCCGGGATGGTCGCAGCCACATGGTCGAGCGTCGTCTTCTCGGTCAGCGGCACACGCCATGCCTCACCCTCAAGGGTGTAGAAGGCACGGTGCTTCGTGCCCGACAGGCGGGAGTTCACGAAGTGACTGGCCTCGTGAGCCCAAGTGATGGGGCACTCATCGAAGCGGGCTTCGGTGGCGTCCTTCTCGGGGAGACGGGCGAGCACATCCCGGAGCGTCTCCGGCATGCCGCCCTCAATCTTCCTGATCGGCGTCGCCTCGATGTACAGAATCTCCCCTGCCTGTACGGCAATGGGGAGCAACGCAATAGCCGCAGTCACAAGTCGTTTCATTTCGCACTTCCTTTTGCTGGGATTGGAGGCCAGCCTTGACCTCCGCTAACTCTTTCATGGCCCTAGCCAACTGGGCTTCGAGCCACGCCATACGCATTTCTGCGTAGCGGACGTACTTCTCATCAGCGACCTGCTGTTTGTCTTCGCTCATTTGCCACCCTGTTGAGTTCGCGTTTCACCGCCTCCACCAGCCACTCATTGCCGGGCCTCTTGCTCGCCCCCTTGATCCAGCCCTTGAGGTAGTCGGCCGGGATCATGCGGATCGGGATTCCCTTATAGGGCCCCCAGATCATGCGGGCCTCTCGCCTCTTGGGGATGTCGCTCGTGCCCTTCTTGAAGGCGTCCACCCACTGGCTGTCCACCTCCGCACGGAACACCAGCGGGCGGCGGCGTGCCAGTTCTTCCTGACGGTGGATCACTGCTGCCTGCCGCTCCTGCTCCATCTCGGCAGCGACGGCTGCGTCCACATCCTCCATCGTGACCGGCTCGCCCCTGTCGATCATGTCCTCGACGTACGCCTTACGCTTCTTGGTGGGCGGCACGAACACATCGACGGCACTGCAAATGCAGTGGCACTTGCTGGCGTCGGTGTAGTCGTACACATCGCAGTTGGGCTTGGCGTCGTTGCGGATCGCAAGGCGGCGGCTGTAGTCGCTCGGTGCATCCTTGAACACATCGTTGGACGAGGGCCGGGCACCACGCCCCAGCATCTGGATGTACTTGGGCAGGCTCTTGGTTGGGCGAAGGTTGTGAATCTCGCCTACCTGTGGGCTGTCCCAGCCGGTAGTAAGGCAGCCCACGTTCACGATCAGTTCGGCGTCGCCCTCCTCGAAGCGGGCCAACTGCTCGACCCGCTTCTCCTTCGGCATCTCGCTGTCAACGACGGCACACTGGATGCCGTGCCGGTTCTCAAGGATGTCCTGCATGGCCCGTGCATTGCGGATGCCGGTCGTGAACACCACGCCCTTCCGCTTGTGGTTGGCGGCGATCATGGCCGTCTGCTCCAGCATCACGCCCTCCTCGCCCATGATCCTGTCGAGTTCCTCAACGCTGAAGTCGTGGGCACCCGTGCTACCGAAGCGACTCATGTCGAGTTTCTTCAGCACGATGCGTCGGATGTTGAACGGAACCAGCCACCCCCACTCGATGCCCTGCCTCATTCCGATTGACACTGGGTGGCAGTCGTACTGGTGCAGCGGCGACACGCCGGTCGTGCGGTAGTGGGGGGTGGCTGACATGCCGATGATCTTCGTGCCCGCTGCCTTGAAGGCGGCGACCAACTCAGCCTGACGGGGGCCAAGCGAAGCGTGTGCTTCGTCGATGATCAGCAACTCCGTCTTGCCCAAGAACCTCTCGTACCTGTTGTTCGAGATGAGGCTCGCCAGTGACGCCACCGTGACCGGGCACTCAGGGTCTGCCATCAGCGGGCCCTGTTCGATCTCCGGGACGTACCGGCGATACCTCTTGACGGTGGACACCACCTGCCCGACTGTTGCGTCGTACGGCGTGGAGATGAGCACCTTGTCAAACTGCTCCGAGAGGGCGGCGGCTATCGCCGTCTTGCCCATACCCGTCGCCACCTCGATGAACGCACTCTGCCGAGAGCGGAGCGCGTTCATGCCACCGTCTACGGAGTGCTGCTGGTAATCACGCAGCAGCATCTTCCGCTCGGATGGCTTGTCAAACAGGGAGAGAGTCATGCTACGGCACCCCCGTAGGAGACCCGCGACCGGAGGCGTGGGCTGTAACTACCCACCCACCTGCGGGCTGCTTCCTCCGGCGTCCACGCCGCCTTGATCTCCTCCGCCCTCTGACGAATCTCCTCCGGTGTCGGATCGACCTTCCGCTGGAGCCTTCGGTCTTCGGGCTCGACGCCTTCTTCGCGTTCCATTCTCCGCCGGAACGGGTACAGGGTGATCCCGCTCAGGCTCGTCGCCACCTCCGGTGACACTCCCTCCATCACCAACCTCCTTGCTTGCTGGTACCGAATCTCGTAGTTCGCTGGTCGCCCCTTCATCTGTCGCCTCCTTGAAGAAATCGTTGAACGTCACCATCGCCTGCAACGCCCTCACCTCCGTAATGAGGAGAGGCACCCATGCCCGTGTGATCTGCACCGTCAGCGTGGGATTCAGAACCACCTCGTCGCTCGCGGCCCATTCATCGAGCCGCTTCAAGTCGCTCTCTTGGATCACGCTTTTGACTCCGTGTTGGGCGGGGTCTTGGCCCGCAACTTCTCACGCTCCTTCTTCAGCAACTCCATCTGGCTCTCGGTCATCTCGCCGCTGCCGACACGCATGGCGACGCGGGCAATGACCTCGTCGCGTTCCTGCTCCGTCGAGACGGCCTTCAACTTCTTGAGTGCCATCTCCTCCAGCCGGAAGGACTGGGCAGACGAGGTCTTCGTCGCCTCTGTCGCAGCCACGCCGTCGTCATCGTTCTCCGCTGCGATGCCGCAGAGGCAGGCGATGTGGAGACGACGCATGTAGGTGCAGTAGGCGAGGTACGCCTGCGGCTTCATCGGGTCGGCAGCGATGCGGCTGACCGACCGGGTGAACTGGCCCGACTTGTGACCCAGCGTCGTGACGAGGAACTCCTCCTCGCCCACGATCTGCGTCGTGCTCTTGAGAGCCAGCCCGTGAGCACTGTTGATCGGACGAACGGCATCGAGCAGGGCATCGACGGTGGCGTACATCCCGAATGCACCCTTCGCATTCTTGAGTACGGCCGGGTACTCGCCCTGCGCCTTCGCAAGGTCTTCGTACAGCAGTTCAGTGGTCTCCGACTCGTTCGCATATGGATCGAACGGACGGTGGCGAATCGGCTTGTTGGTCGGCACGAACATTGGGGTTTGCATTTCTGCGTCCTTTGGGGTTTCCATTCCTCTCACTCCTCGTCGCCGTAAACGTGCGGCGGCATGTACAGTTCGGTGATCGCTCCGTACGAAGACGGCACCCACGAATCGAGTGCCATGCGGTCTTCGTATTCCTCGATGAGCCGGTCGAGTTTCCGCTGGCCCATCAGCACGAAGCGGCGGGGCAGCGTCACGCAATGCACCTCGCACTCGCCCACCGTGCTGGCGACAACGAAGGTCATGGGCTCGTCGGAGAAGCCAGCGAGAGAAGCACCCTCGCGGTAAACGGCGGCTTGCAATCCGTAGCCGTACTCACGGCACGAATGCCACCACTGCTTCAGCGGGAACTGGTCGCGGGTGGTCTTGAAGTCGATGAGCCTGCCGTCTTCGAGGACGGCGTCGGGGCGGCAGCGAAGGCCGGTGCCGGTGCCACGCTTCCAGATGATCGAGATTTCCTTCTCGGCCACCTGCTCCCACAACTCGACGAAGGCACGGTTCGCCATCGCCTGCTTGTGCTGGGCACGGAGTGTCTCTTCGTCGGACGGGGTGACGAGGATCGCGTCAGGCCCCTGCTCCTTGACCCAATCTTGGGCATCCTGCTTTGTGGAAAGCCCGCCGGAGCCAGTGCAGAACTTGGCAGGAACCCGCTTGGCTACGTCCCAGAAAACGGACGGCCCGATCTCCCAGAAGGAGTGGAACTTTGTTCCGTATTGAGTCGCCTCTGTCCCGGCGTGAGACTTGTGGCGAAGGACATGGTGCCGGTGGAACTGGGCAGGGCTCTTGCCCAATACCCGCAGGCTCGATGTCGAGAGTTCTGGTCGGGCGTGGTAGGCGGCGTTCGCCTCACCTCGCACGACTGCCACGAGAGTCGCGGCAGGGCATCCCTCAAAAGTCGGGGCGATCGGATTCGAACCGACGACCTCTACGTCCCGAACGTAGTCGTCGATGCCCTGCGTGAGTGGATCTGTCGTGGCGAGGAGGTTCTTCGTCATGTCAGTCTCAGTGCTTGCGTCTTCTGCTGTCATCGGTATCTTTGCTGAACCCGGTACGGGGGTAGTGTACAGCGGTTCAGTAGGGTCGTCAATGATAGGGTTAGCGGAAAGGTATTTGATGGGGAGGGATGTCTCGCGTGGTCACGCGGGCAACATCAGGCGAGCGGCTGCTCGGATGTACGCGGCAGGCATCACGCCTGACAACATCGACGGGCAACTGGTCACCACTTGGCTCTCCTCCTTGAGGGCTACGCTGTCGGCAAGAAGCGTTTCGAGTGAACGCAACCTTGCACTCACATTGTGGAAGTATGGCTACGACGAAGACCTTGTCAAGAATCCGGTTCGCGGAGTTCAGAAGATCAAGGTGCCTCGCCGTGTCACTCGTGCCTTCACACGCCATCAGTGTACGGATGCTGTCAAGCAGATTTCTTCTTCGGACTTTGGGAAGTTCAGGAAGAGTGGATGCCCGAAGTCTCTATGGCTAGAGGCTTGGTATCGGACTGCATATGAGACCGGCATCAGATTCACCGACCTCTATATGCTGCGGCACGATTCTTTAGTGGACGGCGGCATCGCCATCGTCGCCAGCAAGACCAACGGCATCGTCATCAAGCGGATCACCGCCGAGACGCAGGGCCTGCTCGACCGTCTTATAGAGATGTCACCGGACGGCACCGTCTTCAGTTGGGCTGTCTCTAGGCGTTGGGCCTTTGCCAACATCAAGGCAGCGTTCAAGGCAATCGGTCTGGATACTGGGCGTACCCAGTGGCTTCGTAGGTCTGGCGCTACGCACGCAGAAATGGCACAGCCCGGAAGTGCGGCACGTTATCTTTGCCACGCGACGCCGGGACTGGCCGAGCGCCACTATTTGGATCACACGCAACTTTTGGGACAGGCACCCGCTCCCCCTCCGCTCGATCAGTAGAAGAAAGTCGCTGGCCTGAAAGTGGGAGTGGGCGTAGATTCAGTTCTGTGCCGATACGACTGAAGGGTCGGCATGAGAGCGGAGTCTCCTTCAGCGGAGCCCGTCCCGATCAAAAGGGGCGGGAGTGGTGGTGGTGCCACAAACGACTCCAACGCTAGCCCGCAGACCAATGGCGTAAGTGGCAGGGGGTGCGAGCCCCGAAAGAAGTGGTCAGCCTCCTGCCCCGTCACGCAGGAGGTCGCACTAAAACCGACCCGGCTCCAACGATTCAGAGCAAGGCGGCGTGCGTAGAGGGGTCGGCGTCGGATCGCCCATCTATGGGAACCGACGGTGGCTCTTTCCCTGCGCACGTCTCCCAACCACTCACCGTACGATTCAGTTGCGTCAGTTTGAGTTTGAGTACAGAAAGAAGCGCACGCTTTATAGAGGGGCATGTCATGGATTCTTCTGACCAGTCCGAAGCAAGGTTCGTCTACCGGCCGTCAAGCAGGGTTGCCCATGTGTGGGTGGGCGAAGACACGGCCTGCCGGATGTGGTCAACGGGCGGGCTACGCCAGCACAAGTTCGTGTTCGCCGAAGACGCTGGCGGCAGGGAGACCTGCAACAACTGCAAGAACTGCGCATGTGAATCGGACGAGTCGGAGAGGATGTCTCACCTCCGCTCGATACTCACCTGCCCATGAGCCCTAGTTGCTCACGCCGCTTCTTCGCCTCGCGGCTGTCCTTCCCGAGCCGCCGGTTGAGTTCGTACACCTGACGCAACTCTGGCGAGAGCGTGAGGAGTTCGTCCTCCGCGATGCTGACCGAGTCGTACGATCTGGTGTGGCCCTTCAGCAGTTCCCTAGCCTGACGCTGGGCATCTCTCGCTGCGTCCTCTGGCGTGGCCGTCTTGACTTGCAGGCCGGTGGTCGCACTGAGGAAAGCCCTAGCAGCCCTCTCTTCGGGCGAGGCACCGCTTCGCGTGTCGGTCATTTGCGTGACGATCTTGCCCAGACCAAGCGGCAGGGCAGGTGCCACGAAGCGGCTCGCCATGTTGATCGCGTCTGGGGCCTGCGCTTCATCGTCTCCGGTTGCAGACTGGATGAGTCGGTCGAGGGTAGTCGGCACCTCGTTGATTCTCTTCCCGGAGAACAGGTCGTTGCCGGAGAGCAACTCGATAGACGCCTTCGGGATCGGGGCGAGTTTCGACCCGTAGCCCTGAAGCGTGGCAATGAGGCTCTCGTACGGATCGACCCAGCCGTTCGCATCCTTCTTGATCTTGCCCGCGTTGATCGCGTTGATGCCGGGAAACTCGATGTTGGTGAGGAAGTTGTTGTCGCCAAGCGGGATGTACGGCGGGAGCCTGCGGATGTGCTCCGGCAGGTACGGATCGCCCTGCTCTGACGGGTCGCTGGATCGAGCCAGCATCCGAATCATCTGACCTGTCCGGCCGCCCGGCCTGCGAACGAGGTCATCTACCGTGCGACCAATGCTGCGGCTCTCGTAGGTGTAGAAGGGCACGAGGTAGTCGCGTAGAGACTTCTCCACTGTGGTCAGTTGGGAGTAGTCAACGTGCTGCCGCTTCACAAGACGAGCCGCTTCGAGCGGGTCGATGTTCTGGCGAAGAAGCCCCATGTACCCGGTGAGTCGGGTGAAGGTGTCGGACTTGTCGCCAGCGACCTCCGCCGCACGATAGAGCGGGTTGCGCGTCTTCAGTGCGTCCTGTCCCCACGCTTTGGTGGCTGGGTCATACACGCCACGAATGGAGAGCAGGTCGCTCCACTGCGATGCAGGGTTGTAGATGTTCTCCTGCACGCTTCCCGGCATGAGGGTCTTCACAGCCTCGCCGGTGCGGTCTCCGATTTCCGTGCCAAGCGTGCCCATCCCCTGAAGGACACGGGACTCGCCGATGTCCAGCATGAACGCCTTCAGGCGGTCTGCCTCTGGCAGTTTCTTGTAGCGGGGAATGTCGGCCAGTCGGCTCGCAAACGCACGGTAGTTGTCCTTCACGCCGTGCATCAGCGTGGATGCGTCTGCCATTCCCGGAAGGGTGGAGTTGCCAGCGAGGATGAAGTTGCCGATTGCGCTGGAGTACAAGTCGCGGGTCAGTCGAGAACCAGAGAGTAAGGCGTTCGCCTTGAACAAGTTGTTGTACGACTTGATGTACTTGGCAATCGTGCTCTGCGCCTGCGGGCTCTTGTAGGCGTCGGCCATCCGGCTGATGTTGTCGATCACATCGCGTGACACGGACTGGTTTGCCAGTTCGTCTGTCGTCACGCCCATCCGCTTCGCCAACTCGTCCATCGCTCCCGGCTCAAGGCCGAGCCGAGTGGTCAGTGCTTCGCCGACAGAGATGTGACCGCCACCCGGAACGTGGGTGTACGGCATGTCCCGCACCTGCCCCTGTACGGAGTCGAGCAGTGCGTCCACCATGCCGTGCTTGCGTCCGCGACCCTGCATGTACTGGGCCACGCTCTCAAGCGGGTGCGTTCCGAAGATGGCCTTCGGCCCATCGAGCCGGTTGAGCATGCGCGTCAGGCCGAGCGCATTGTCCATGCTGTACTCAGGGGCACCGGCAGGCACCGCACCATTGACGATGCCGTAGATTTGCTGCGCCACCTCGTCGTCGGTCGCCAGTCCTACGCCGTCCGCCCCAACGCCACTAAGCGTACGCCCCTTGCCAGCGAAGCGTGCGTCGGCAGACAGTTCCTGAAGTTGGGCAAGGCCACCGGGCAACTTGTTGTAGTCGGCCCGGTGAAGCATGTCGCCCGTCTCTGGGTCGAACACGCGACGAGAGCCGCCCTCGTTGTAGCCGGGAATGTTCTCCTTGTAGGGCAGGTAGCCGACACCGTACGGGTGTTCGAGTTCAGCAGACGGTACGCCGAGCCGCTTGCCATCGGCAAGAATCTCCTGCCGGATGTTGCCCCACTCATCGACCGCCTTCTTCACGGCAGGGGCGTTGCCCATCAGGGTGCGATCTGCACTGGTGGCAATGCGTGCGGCGGGCGTGTCCTCCATCAACCGCCCCATCGCCTCGCCGATCTCTGTGGTGTGCAGGTTGGTCGGCGACATGGTGGCGTCGAAGCCAATGCGGTCTACGAACTCACGCCCTGCCTTTGCCTCGCCGATGTCGCCGTATGCGTTCGCCTTCTTGGCAATGGCCTGACTCAGGGCGTCTGTCTGACCGCTCACCGACTTGTCTGTCAGTGCTGCGTAGCCCCTTCCGACAGGGTTCCAGCGGAGGTATGAGCCAGCCCTGTCCATTGCGTCGCCAAGAGCGGCCCCACCCGGAACGTCGAAGGCCCCGAAGTTCGTGGACGAGAGGGGCATGGCAAGGCCGAAGTTCCGGCCCAGCGTGTCGTCGAGCAGGTCGTTCGGGATCGCAGCACCACGCGGCAGGTCGAGCGCACCTCGAACCTTTTCCAGCATGGCGGGATCGCTGCCGATCACATCGCCTAGCCGCGAGTTCCGTAGCGAATCTCGTGCCCCGACAAGCGGCCTGCCGTAATGCTCCGCGTATTTCGCTGCCGCCTCAAGTGCGGCTTGATCGGTTGAGACATCGGCCCCCATGTCCGAGAGCGTTCGTTTTGCATACGACGGCAGGTCGAGCGGCGCGCCGGAGGCCAGCGCCCGAGAGGCGTCGTCGGATAGCGAGCGGCTTGCGTAACGTGCCGCATCGTCCAGTAGGCCAGCAGACTTGAGGGCACGGCCGGATTTGGTCAGGGCACTCATCGGCCCCGTAAGCAGGGACAACGGGTCGGTCGCAACCTCTGTCGCCAGCCCGCCCCAGAAGTCAACGTATCCGTTGCCGGTTGAGAGCCCGGCGTTCGTCAGGAGGTCTCGCCCCGACACGCGGTCGTCGGTCAGCGGGTCGTTCCACTGGCCGTCCTGTGCGTAGTCGATGCCCGACCTGACGTACGCGGCGGGGGTGTCGAGTGCCCACCCCAAGTCCGATACGAAGTTCAGGCCACGCTTAGAAAGCGACCACAGAAGCGAGTCGCGATCCTGATCGCTGATGTAGGTGGCTTCCTGACCGCCGCCTGTGGGGCCGCTGCGAAACATCAAGCCCCCTATGCCGTGAAGGCGTGCGCTTCGTTTACGCCAAGACTCGCACTTGGGTTCTTGCCGTTAGGATCGCCGACCAGCGTGGCCCGGCGTGCCTTGTAGACGTCGTAGAACTTGGACAGTTTTTCCTGTAGCCCCTGCGGGTTGTCGCCGTCGTAGTGCTGCAAGATGCCTTCGATGAAACTGGCCTTGTCCATCATCGCGTACGACTGATCCTTGAGTTGGGTCAGCGCAGCCTGCTCAAGGTACCGCCAGTCACCCTGACGCATGTACGCCGGGCCAGCCGAAAGCCGCTGGGCAACGTGCGTTCGGGCAAATCGGTTGAACGCCGACTTCTTTTCTTCTCGCTGGGCGTTGTCGAGGTGGCCCATGCCACTGAGTTTGGCCTCGAAGTCCCGCTCCATGTCCTGAAGTGTCGGGCCTTCCTTTGCCAGCGGCGCGTTCATGATGGGGGTCATCAAGTCCGCCTCTTGCTGTGCTGGCAGGGCCCCCTTTGCTGCGTCCCTCGCTGCGCCTTCCTCTTGCAGAACAAGCCTTCGATTGTCGTTGAGAAGTGTTGCCCGCTTGAACTCAAGGTCTTGCTTGCGTTCTTCGGCGGCGATCTTCTCCTTTAGGTTTCCGGCCCTCTCGTGAGCAGCGATTTCCTTGTCAACGATTGTCATCTTGGCGTCGATTTCAGCGAGGGCGATTTCTCGCTGCTTGTCAGCAAGTTCTCCTCGCTGCGCTCTGTCCGCTGCGGCGTTGTTTGCGTCTGCGTCGTTGCGCTCCCGAGCAACCTGCCGGTCGGCCTCTCTCTGGACTCCCATCGCCTGCTGCTCTAGAACGCCACCTGCCGCATTGACCACGTTCGCGCCCAGCGCCGGGTTACGGTGGTTGGCACCGCCCATCATCATGTTCTTGAAGAAGGCGTCGTTCTGGGCGGAAGCGTTCTGGGCAACGAGGCCCTCGTGCATCTTGATGGCGGAGTCAGCGTGCTCCTTCATGGCCTCGCCCTGTGCGATCAATGCCCTGCCACGCATCCGATCTTCAGCCTGCGGGGAGGACATGAGAGCGTTGCCCTGACCGATCATCTCCGCAGCCCGGCCGCTCTGTAGTCGAGCCCGTGCGTGCCCGTACGACAGGCCCTCGTTACGGGCCATGTTCTGCGTGCCGACATGGTCGCGGTAGTTGGCCTGCGTGTGAACACGCTGCTGGTCGTGGGCCTCGCGTCGCATTCGTCCGCGCTCAAGCGCAGGCATGTCAGCCCACTCGTCAGGCGAGAGGCGACCGTCGCCGTTCTTGTCGTGCTCAGTACCGGCAACTGCCTTGTCGAAGAAGACTCGCGTGTTCGGGTGGATGCCACGAAGGTCTGCCATTGAGCGACGGCGATCCATCTCGGCCTTCATTGCCTGCTTCTTTGGATCGACCTCTGGCTTTGGGGCGTCCGGCTCCATCTGTGCGGCTGCTGGCCGCACGGGCACGGGCGGCATCTCTGCGTTCGGCTTGGCTTCTGCTACTGCTGGAGGGGCGGGAAGTGCACCACGCTGCGGGGCTGGCTTTTCGTCCGCCTTCTTCGGCATCTCGCGTACAACGGCCGGGCGATTGTTTTGGCGGTCAAACTCCGCTTGATCTTCCACAGAAAGCGGGTGCGGCCCTGCTGCTCGGCGGTCAACTTCAGCCTGCTCGTCGGAAGACAGGCCGGTTTCCCTGCGACCCCAACTGTCTGTATCAAGCAGTCCGGGTGGCGATGCACCCCTTCCTGCGTTTGACGGGAGTGTGCCACCCTTGACAAATCTGTACGCCTGCGCCACCGACCCTTCGCCGTCTTCTTTTTCTTTCGACGAGTGGTCAGATACCCACTGCTCGTTTAGTAGTCGCGGGACTGTTGGGAATGGATTGTCGCTGGCGTCTCTGGCAAGACCTTCTGCGTGGTGGTCGATGATGTCAGGGCGCACGCCACCCGCATATGGTCGATCCGGGTAAGTGAGCGGCGCACGGTTGAGGTCAGACTGCGACGGCCTGTTGGCAAGCGATGGGAGTCCTGTGGCAGCACGATGCTCTCCAATGAGTTCTTGCATCTTGGGCGGCACAATGGTCGCGTACCGGCGATGCTCTGCGCCAATCTGGGCCGGAGGCGAGTCGCTGCGAGGGATCAGGGCATCTGCAATCTGGTTCGCGGACGGAACCGCCACGCCGTTGCTGTCTACGGGCGGGCCCCACGAGACAACAGCCGGGCCTCCGGGAGGGGCAAACCCAACGCGGGCAATGCTGTCGCGCTCCCGCTGCTCGCGAGCCTCGCGAATCAAATCGTGCGACAAGCCGCCGGAGTATGCGGAAGAAGAAAGGGGCATCGTGTCCTCTCAATACGCTGGGCCGTACTGCCCGTACCCGTACATGCGGGCGGCAGAGACCGACTTGAGCACGCGGGACAGTCGCTCGACCTCGTCTGGGCCCATGCCCTCGCCAGCCCCGTTTGCTGCTCTGTTTATGGCCTGTTCCCCATCCGCACCGCCAAGTTGAGGTGCGGCCGCTGCGGCTTCCTCGCCAAAAACAGATTCGCCGTAATCGGCTTCGGGCGAGCCGCCAGCCGCTGCGGGCTCGCTCTCCTGTGGTGCCGGTGCCGGTGCTGGGGCTTGGCGGCGGGGCGGAACGTCTTGGCTGGAGTCCCCAAACACCGCGTCGTTGTAGGAAGAGGGCTCTGTCTTGGCATCCCTCTCGCCGAGAACCATGCCAGCGATTGGCGGCACGGCGGCGATGCCAGCGATCCTTGCGACATTCCCCCACCGCTTGTCCTTTGGCCCAATGATCCGGTCGATCAGGGTAGGGCCCGGAGGCGGCTCCGGGAGGTTGGGGTCAAATGTGACCACATCCTCATCTGTCGTGGGCAATCTTGCAGTGTTGCCGTCCTCGTCTACATACGGCTTCATCCAGTCGGCGTCTTCTTTGAACTTTGGTTCGTCGCTGACCTGCCGGGCGCGGACTGACGGAATATGGGTCGTGCTGGCGGCTGGGGCTGGCGGCGGCACGGGCTTCGACTCTTTCGTGCCGTCTACGACGCGAGGCTTCCCGTTAGACGAAGTGACCACGCCCTCTGGGGCGGGCTTTGCGGCAGTCGAACTGCTCACCCCCGACATCCGGCCCGTGCCGGGAGTCAACTTGGCCGGGCCCTTCGGAGGCGGCGTCACCTCAGTCGTCAGTTCGCCAGCCGAGTCTTTCATGTGATCCGGGATCGGCGGGAAGACCTCGCCGTCTTCGCCGGGCACGTTGTCGCCCTCGACAACATCGCCGGGCTTTCTTCGCTGCCTGATCGTCGTGCCAATGGGCGGCTTCGCTGGGGCCTCAAACGTGGTCGGGCCATTGGTCTTTCGGAGTTCGGCACCCTTTGCGTCAATCGCGTCAAACAGTTCGAGGTCTGACAGTCCCTCGTGCGGTACGCCCCACTGCTCTGCGAGGTTTCGCATCTGCTCGACGGGCGGTGCGTTGGCCGGAAGCGTGCGCGGGGCAGGCGTCGCAGCGGTCGCGGCGGGCTTCGCAACCTCTTCGGCGGGCTTCGCGGCTGCCTCGCTGGCGGCGGCTCGTGCGTTCGCTTGCTCCTGCGTCTGCTTCGCTACCTCCAGAGACTCCTTCTGTGCGGTCTCGAAACTTGACGCCGGGTTCGTCATGTCGATGGACTTCGGCGCGGCCGCGTTGGGCACCCACTTCTTGCCGACCAACTTGCCGTCTGCGTCAACGGCCTCTTGGCCGAACTGCTTGACGGCAGCGTCAACGCCCTTCTTCTTGATGAACCCCGTGATCTCGGAGTCGCCGGTCATGGCTGCGGGAACGGCCGTGAGATTGTCGGCGGCTGCGGGCGTCGGAGCAGGGGCCGGAGCAACCTCTGCCTGCGGGGCCGGTGCCTCGACCACAGCCTTCTTCCGCGAGCGGGGAGGCTTCGCCGCAGGAGTCGGCACGCCACCTTCAGGTACTTCTGCCAGCGGCCCGGCTGCTGGTGCCGGAGTGGCGGGGGTCTTTGCTTTCTCGGGGCTCGGGAACCACTTGTCCCAGTAGTCGTTCACCGCCCTGTCGCTGCCAGTGTTCATCGACTCGGTGAGGGCCTTAGCAAACGCATCGTTTCGTGCGATGTCGTCGGCCGACTCCGAGCGAGTCACGAGTTCGCCGGTCTGAAGATTCTTCTGAAGAGGGGTCGTTCGCTTGGCGTCTGGGCCGCGAACATTGTCCGGCACCGGCGGCAGTCGGCTGGCGTCTTGGGATGTGCCGGGAGAAACAATCCCCGCAGGGTCTGTCTCTGTCATCGCCGGAGCGTCGCTTGCTGGCCGCGCTCCGCCTGTTGCTGGGCCGACGCCCAACTTTCTTGCATCTGTGCCAAGAGTTGTCCGCAGTTCACGCAGTGCCTTGTCAGTAGCCTTGCTCGCGGCAACGCGGTCATCAAGCGAGCCAGCCGCTGGCGTTGCTCCTCCGGCGACGCGCCCTTCTTTGCGGATGGCGGCATCCAGCGTGCGGGACATCTCCGGCGTCCACTGGAGATTGGGCAGGCCCTGAGACTTGCGGTACTTGTTGATGTAGGTCTCGACTCGGGCAATCGCCGACTGGACGCTAAACCAGTTTGTGTTCTCCTCAAGCCGCGACGCCATTTCCAGCATCGTGCGGAACGCCTCTTGCGGGTACTTGAGGCTTCCGTCTGCTGCGTCTTCGGTCAAGACCTGATGCGTGACGGGGAGTCGCCCGCGCTGGTCGGCCGCGACGAGTCGGCCAATGCGGCTTGAGCCCCGACCGCTTTGTGAAGAGAACCCCGACTGCGTTTGGCCTTCGACGAGGTTGCCGTCCTTGTCAACGACCTCGCTGCCCTTCGTGGCGGTGCCGCCACCCTCGCCCATAGCAATCCCGCGATTGTAGTCTGCTGTCGAAAGGTCGTACGGCTCCATGTCAAAGCCCGGCCTCAGCCGGTACAGACTCTTCGAGCCATTCTCCAAAACGTCCTGCTTGCGCATGGACTGGCTGCTTTGCCAAGACCGAGCCCGCTCCATGAGTTCCTTCGTGGGAGCGCCATCTCCGCCTTCGCTGCGCATCCGGTCGGCAACCTTGTGTGCAATCTCCTGCTGCTGGGTGATGATCGAAAGACGCTGCAACTTCGCCTCTTCGGGCGACATGTCCTCAAGTTGGCGTAGCGTCTGGATTTCTTCGGCAGTGAATAGGCCGCCGTGCGAAATCGGGTCAGACATGATGTTGTGGGCATCGTCCGGCGAAGCCTCTATCGCTGAATCAAGTCGCACCTTGCTTTCCGACAGGGCGTGATTGAGGAGGTCTTCGAGGTCGGAGGTCTTCTGTCCGTCGCGAGGCAGGTTTCCGGTTGAAGCAAGCGCCTTGCGGATGTCGCCGGGCAACTCTCCCTTGTTGAGGCGGCTCTTTTCCGGCTCGTTCACATCGACGTACTTGCGCTGCTCGTATTCGGGGGTGGAGTAGTCCACCTTCTCGCGAGATCCATCTGCTCGAACGTGCTCGGTCGTGATCTTCGGCGACGCCTGCCGCTTGCGATTGCCAACGCCCGCTGGAGATGGCTCGCCAATCTGCGGATCATCCTTGCCGAGTTGCAAAACATCACTGCCGGGCTCGCCGTCGTCCAACTTATCGACTGGGACTTCCACGCCTTTCTTGGCCTTGCGGACTGCCTCGAACTCCGCCGCCCACTTCGCGTTCTCGCTGGCGGCGTTCTCGACGATACCCTTCTGGATTTCAGGCTTGAGGGATCGGAAGGCTTCCTGCCCCGCCAGCGTGTGCAGGTCGTTGCGGAGAGCACGCACCCGTGCGGCAGAGTCGCCCATGTTGGCTGTGTCAACTGCCTGCTCAAGAGCCTGCGTGCGAACGGCAGGCTCTGCGGCGGCTTTCGCCTTGCCTGCGCTTGGGTTCACTTCGAGTTCGAGCGCAGACTTCGGAACAATGCGCGTTGGCTTTGTCGGCTTCTTGCCGGAACGCGCAGCGTTGATACCCCGAAGGGCCTTCTCGGCAGAGGTAAGGTTCGAGAACTTGTCAGCCATTCGTCACTTCTTCTTCTTGAATGGGAACGGCTTCTTGCCCTTCTTGAACTTGCTCTTGTCAGGGTCAGCCTTGCTGTCCTTCTTCTTGTCTGCCTCTTCGTGCATCTTGTCGCGGAGTTCGGACGGCAGTTCTGCCTCGTCGGACGGATCGTCCTTGTGCGGCTTCTTGCCGTGACGCTCTGCCATCAGGTCGGCAGTGTCCTCGTTCTCTGCGTCTTCCTCTTCGCGAGCCTTGTCGCGATTCGCCTTCTTGTTGTCGTCGCTCTTGAGCAGGGCCTGCTTGAGCAAACGCTTGAGGGCGGTTGGCTTGATGTCGTCGAGGTCAAACTCCATGTCTCTCTCCTATCCAAGTAGTCGTCGAAGAATGTCGAGTTGCGCCTTCTGTCGTGCCGCGTTTATGGTTGCGCCAGCCTGCTGTCCTGCAAAGCCCTTCGCCCAGTTGGCTTGGTCAAACATGTGCTGCAAGACGCCCATCTGCTGGGCCTCCTGCTCGCGTCCAAACTGGAAAGCAAGGCGAGCCTGAGCGTTGTTCATTTGGTCTTGGGCCTGAATGCCAGCAGAGTCTGCGCGGCCTTGCGCGAGCGCCTGCTGCTGCCCGACCTGTGCGAAGTAGTCCGTCCCCCTTGAGGAACTGATGCCATTGCGAGCCATCTGCTTCTGGAAGATTCGAGGATCGCCCATCATCTGGGCCTGCCCCATGCGGTTGTTCACCGCAGTCTGGGTCGAGTTGGCGGAGATGTAGTTCGGCTCCTGCCAAGTTGACTGAGACGAAATGTTTGTTCCGCCGTTGAGGCCACCAAGAGCGCTTCCGCCCTTTGGCATTGACTTTGGTGCGGCCGGAGCGGGGTTTGGCCCAGCACTGCCGGGAGCCAAAAGCACAGGCGGCGACGATCCGGGATTCATGGAGATCACTTGAACCACCCCCCCATTCCAGATATTCCGCGAATGCCTGCGGCGGCAATGCCGGAAGCAAAGCCAATGTTGTTTGCCTCGATCTGGGCGGCGAGTCCCTGCTGCGAGACGCTTCGGTCGGCCATGTCGCCGTAAATCTTCGCGAGATTCCCTAGACCCGAGAGAGAAGACTCCGACCGCTTGGCCTGCTGCGCCATCTGCATTTGCTGGTTCTGGGCGTCAATGCCGCGACCGATCTGGGCCGCGTCGTTCAAAGACGTTGAGCGAGCGAGGGCGGCAATGTTTGGGTCAGACGGATTGCCGGTGTTGAGCAGTCCAGAAAGAACTCCGCCCTTGCCGATGCCTGCCCCGACGTTGATGCCAGACTGGTAGTTGACGGCAGTGGGTGATGGCTGTGAACCGGCGGACGGGGTGCTTGGAGATGCCTTCGGTGCCTGCGGCTGTGCCCCCCGTCGCGGCTGCGACATGGCATGCTGGACGTTTGCGTTGTGGCGCGCAATCATCCCGTCGTTGGACAACTGGCCCATCAGTCCATAGACGCGCTTATTGTCGGGGCTCATGCCTGCCATAGGGTTTCTCCGACAGGTTTATGGCCTGATCGCGGGAGAAACAGGCACCTACGGCAGGGCTTCCGGCCACTTTGCGGCCCGAGCGATAGCCAGCCGGATCAGCGTTTTCCCGGCCAGTTCGACGTACGGGAGTTTCCTCTTGGCGGCCTCCTCGCCCAGCCAAGTGGAGATCAGTTCCACGTTGTCGCGGCACCACTGGAGGCCCTTCAAATCCATCTCTCGGGCTCTGGCGTTGCACTTACAGGTGGGCGATGAGGTTATGCCTATCCGCTTCAGCATTCCCTTCATCGCCGTCCCTGCGCCACGAGGAGGCGGGGGCTTGGGTGGGCCGTAGACCTCCGGCTTGGCAGCCTTCGCCGGGCGGGGCTTCGGGTAGGCCGAGTGCTTCTCGTCAATCGTCCACTCGTCCCCCTGCTTGGAGACGACGCATGGCATGACGTCGGAGACTTTGTACCCGCGCTCGGCACAGCGGGCGAACAAGTGCTTCTTGTGACAGGTGATCATGGGAGTGGGTTCTCCGCGACTCGGGGTATGCAGGTGGGGCGTCCGAATCGCAGAGGCGCTGTCGGCGGTTCGGCAGCGGGTGCTGGGCCGGTAGTGCAGGCGGCCCCCAAGTTGCTGCCTTGACTATCACTGTTTGCGAAAGCCATCACGTTCGGGGCCTCCTCCCACTCCTTCTTTCGGCAGTTGAGCGCGAACATGCGATACCGAAAACGAGTCACAGTGGAGAAGCCTATACAGCACTCACTGTTCGCCTCACTGTTGGTCTCGGAAACATAATCAGACCAGCCGGTTAAGCGAGCACCTTTGGCGCGAAGATCATCCAGCGGGGAGCAGTCGTTATTTTCGCAGAAGTAGTCCAGCGTACCCCCCTGCTCCACTCTATCGAAAGTGTAGTAGTCCGACTCGAATCCATTGAGAGGGCTGGGGCCACAGTGGGTAGGGGCGTCCGGTCGCTGCTGGCCGCAGGGGACGCCGTTTGCCACGCAGTATGTCCCGCCGATCCCCGCGCAGTCGCACCCGCAGGTCGTGTCGAACGCCTCGCCCGGCTCGTAGAACGTACCGCCCCACTCCTTGCACTGCTTGCGAGAGACGTACGACAGGCCGTACTCGGTGCAGCACCCGCCGATGCAGAGTTCGACGCACTGGCCGTTACAGCATTCGCCCGTTGCAACGAGGGAGGTCTCCGTTCCGGGCCGACCATCCTCCCAGCATTGGTTGGTTCCGGGTTTCGGAACCTGCCCATCTTGGCAGCAGCCATGACCCTCGAAGTATGTGTCAGGTGCGTCGCAGCCGCAGTCCGAATCGACCACGCACTCCGGTTTCACGCAGTTGCCGCCACAGGTGTCTTCGTCGTACGGGCCGTTGTCGTCGGGCACGCACTGGTCGTCAACGCAGGCGTACTTCTTGGGCTTGTCGCAGTTGCCGCCGCAGTCGTCTGTGTCGTACTCGCCGTCGGGGTCTTGGACGCAGGTCTTCGTGCCGTCCCCGTTGTCTTGGCAGGTGTACGCCTCCTTGCAATCTTCGGGGGCACCATCGAGGCAGGCGTCTTCGCTGTCGTACGGGCCAGAGTCGCCCGACTCGCACGCATCAGGGGCGGTGCAGTACCAGTACACCTTCGCACACGCCGCCTCCTTGCACGCCACATCGTCGTCGTACGGCCCGCCCTTCTCCTCCGTGCCAGCAGGGCAGTTGCCCTTGTAGCAGTTGCGTTCGCCGTTGCTGTCCTCGCAGCAGTAGTACTTCTCGCACTCGGGTTCGCAGAGGTCTTTCGTGTCGTATGGCCCGCCAACCTCGTTCTCCCCGTAGTACTCGCACTCGTCATCTCGGCAGGTCTTGTTGCCGTCGCTGTCTTCGCAGCAGTAGTACTTGACGCCGCAGTCTGTGGAGCACTCGCGGGGCGTGGAGTACGGCCCGCCAGCCTCTGTCTGGTCGGGAGGGCACCCGTACTTGTAGCAGTCCTTGTCGCCGGAGGCGTCCTCGCAGCAGAAGTACACAGGATCGGGCGGGCACTCGCCGTCGCAGTCGGGCGTCTCGTACTGGTTGAGAATCAGGGAGGGGTCGATGGCGTCGCTGAACGCCACGCACTCGTAGCCATCGACGGGGTACGGAGTCTTCTGGGCGCAGACGTAGTAGACGGGGCACTGACTATCACAGTCGGTCTCGTCGGTGTACACGCCGACCGTAGTCGTGCCGTTCGGGCAGCGGCCGGGATGGCACGACCGCTCGCCAGTGGCGTCTTGGCAGCAGTAGTAGAGCGTCTTGCAGTCGTCCGCGCACTCGATGTCGTCGATGTACGGCCCGCCAACTTGGTTCTCGCCGTAGAACTCGCAGCCCTCCTGTCGGCAGGTCTTTACGCCATCGGCGTCCTCGCAGCAGTAGTACTGCGTGTCTTTGCAGTTGTCCTTGCAGACTTGCAGGTCGGTGTACGGCCCGGTCGGGTCTTCTGTACAGTCGTATGTGTCAGTGTTGCATTTGTAGTGCGTCACCTTGCACTTGTCGTCGCACTCTTCTGGCGTGTCGTAGACCCCGTACTGAACGTAGCCAACACCGCACGGAGTGGAGTAGCAGTCCCGGTCGTCAGGGTCGCTGGCTGGCCCGCAGCAGTAGTACTTGTCGGGCGTGCAAACCGCAGCACACTCGGCAAGGTTCTCGTAGGGCCCGGCCGGGTCTGGCACGCAAGTGTACGAAGAGGTGTCGCACGAGTACCGCTTGCACTTTTCGTTGCACTCTTTCTCGGAGGTGTACGGCCCGGAGGGGTCTTGCGTGCAGTCCTGCGTGGCGGGGTTGCACAACCACTTCGTGCAGCAGCACGAGGCGACGAACCCGGCAGCCCGGCGCAGCAGCCCACTGGCGTTGCGTGCAAGGGGCATGGCTACACCGTGCAGTCGGTTACGGGGATGTCAATCGGCCCGGCAGATTCTGCGGGCGAGCCAAGCACATAGCGGCTCTCCCGCTTGAAGGTGAGCGCGCCGCTGCTGTCTAGGACGTCGTAGACGTACTCCATCTGCTCAAGCGGAATCGAATCATCGACCTCTGCGCCCAAGCCAAAGCCGAACATCGTGCGCTTTCGCAGCGTGAGACGCTCGCCATCGATAGAGATGCCGGTGATGACTTCGATGGTTTCGCCCTTCGGCTTGATGGTGAACTCAAGGCCGTTCCGATCCACCCCAAAGACCTTCTCGTTACTGCTCTTGACGTTGAGCCTGCGGCCTCGAAGGGTATTGCTCTCGAACGTGGCAACCTCGCCGTTGCCCCCGCTGCCGTTGAGCGAGACTCGCGGGCCATCGACTCGAATGAACGGGCCAGCCGAAATGGAAAAGGAGTTGCGGTAGACGTTGGTGTTCGTCGGCTGGAAGGGCTCGCGGAGGGGGCGATCCTCTGTCTCTGGAGCGGGAGGTCGGCGGTCGTCCTCTGCACGCTTCTCCTCCTGTGGCGGCCGGATGCGTGGCATCTCGCCGCTGATCTGCTCTAGGTTGGGGAAGCGGTACTTGCGGAGTTCCGGCGTGACGAACTTGAAGTCGGGCGGCGTCGCGTCAACGGACACGGGGCCGCGATGGATGAGTGCTTGTGAGCAGTTGCCAATCGCTGACATGGCACTGTTGGCTGCCAGCGGGTTGATCCCGCCGTCGATGAGTGCCTGCTCTAGGCGAACCGCCTGCTTGGTAAGCATGTCAGGCTCCCGGCGTTCCGAAGACGTCTACCGAGTGAATCTCGATGGGCCCGGTCGTAGAACGCTCCGCCGACAGTTCGATGGCTACATGGCGGTCGTTGCCCTGTATGTCATCGACGGTGTGCGAAGAGAACAGAGCACGACACACGCCGGTAGAGATGCGGTCGGGCAGCAGGCCAGCGTCCATGTCGAGCGTTACGCACGGCTCTTGCGTCTGGTACACGACGCCCGTACCGCGATCTCTCGCCGCCACATTGACTCGCGGATGAGGCGAGTTGTTGTAGTACATACGGAGTTTCATCAGGCTCGGGCCAGCGGTAGGGGTGAACAGCAGGCCGACGTTGCGGTTCTTGTCCGCCATCTCCACAGGCAGGGAGTCGTGCGGGTACTCCATGTTCCCTGACTTGAACCAGCACGGGATCGGGGCGGAGTTGTTGTCCCCAACCGTGCAGGTGGCCGTTGCCCGCACGCCACCGGCAGGCGGAGGGTCAATGCTTACGCTTGCCGTTGTGTAGCCGTAGCCGCCGTACCGCAGGTACACGCCAAGCAGCGTGCCGTCGCCAGAGATGGCGGCTTCGGCCACAGCCCCATCGCCGTTGCCGGAGATAGTCACTTGTGGCGTCTTGGTGTAGCCCTTGCCGGGATTCGTAAGCGTGATGGTTTGGATCGAGTCGTACTCAACGTCTGTGTCGCCAGAGTTGACCTCGTACAACTTCCCTTCCGGCCCTCCGTAGAGGCAGCGACTCACGCCCGCTGCGTCCCGAACAGTGGCGGAGCCCACGAGCGCGGCCGGGTACCGCTCCTCCCACCACCCCTGCGCGTCGAACGAGAAGCAGAGCATCCGGGTGGGGTACTTGCCGGGCCCATCCCCCTTGAACCGCACAGCCACGCGGAGGCAACGTGTCTTGCGGTCGGCCGTCACGGAGAACCAATCGTCCTGTGCGAAGTCGATCTTGTCGTCGAACAGGCTGCGGATACCGAGCGATAGCGGCTGGACTTGCCCGCTCGCATCCATCGCGTACACCCCCTGCGTGTCCATGCAGTAGACGAGACCCTCGAACTCATCCCAGCACCGCTGATTCAAGCACCCGCGATAGGCGGCAATCTGGACGTTGGCGTCGATGATGGGCTGGGAGACGTAAGACAGTCGGTAAGAATGCCGCGTCTGCATCACCCCCAGTGAGGAGCCGTACGGAATCAGTGCCGTGATGTGGTCGTGGCCTTTGACGTTCGTCTGGATGTTGATCTGGTTGATGTCAGGGCAGGACTCGGGCTCGTTGTACTCTGAGAACTTGAGCCGGTTCGGACTGTTGCCGCCCGTGTCTACAGCCATCCACAGGCGGTCTTGAAACATCACCGCCACCGTCTTGTTCTTCGGCGGCACGCCAAATCGGTTGGCGTTGAGTTCGCCGTTCGGCAGTAGGACGGGCATGGCGGCGTAACCGGCCCGGTCGTAGTCGGTGAGTTGCTGGTCGGAGAGTTTGTCGGTGAATGAGGTCACGCCGCTGGCTACGCGATAGACCGTGTACGCCTGATCGCTCGTAGTGCGCCAGAGTTCGACCTTGAGTGGTCGTTGCGTGGCACTCGCTGGCGGCGGTGCAGCCACGACCCATGTCAACTTCTCGGCCCCCTCTCCAGTGTCGATGGTCGTTACGGGGGAGAGGCTGGAGCAGATAGGCCCGCCACGATCCTCTGGGGTGTCGTCAACGTAGCGGTAGTAGCAGTCGTACTTGCCTCGAATGTGAGGTCGGATAATGGCGACCGCTTTCGCACCGCCGACGGGCACGCTGAGTTTCGGAGGGGAGGCGTACGAGCCACCCTTGAGGACGCTGACGCTCTCGATCTTGCCGTCCTTGATCTTGGTTTCGAGAACCGCGCCGTAGCCGCTGGCGTCGTCTACCTGAATGAAGGGCGGAATAGTGAACCCAGTGCCACCATCGTCTACCTTGACGCTCTTGATCGCGTAGGTGGGGGCAGTGTCATCTCCAGCCCCAATGGTGGACTCGTTGGAGTAGAAGGCGATCCGCAGCGCAGAGGAGCCGCCACACTCGCCGGGCTTGTCGCCAGCAGCCAGCCTGCCCGGAGCGTGTATCTCGTACGCAACGTCCTTGTCGTACGGGCCTCCGCCGTCGGTGCCCCGTATGCCACTGGCACCGTAGCCCGGAATGAATATAGAGCGTCCGCTACTGAGAATCTCGACGCTGATCGGCGATCCTGCGGGGTAAAGTGCCGTGACGCCGGGCGGATACCCCGCCGGGCCGTCAACGGATCGCGTTCCGAAAGTGAGCAGCACCACCGCAGCGGAAGTGCTACCGGCAACCTTCACGACAAACTGGATTTCAGACCCCCGATACCCAGCGTAGTACCAGACACTCCCGTTCATGTCGGCGTAGTCCACCCAACTGTTTTGGATAATGTTCCCCATGCCGGGAACAAGGAGTTGATTCCCAACCCCGCTCGTGATCACCGCAGGCAGGCAGACGTACGGGGATGGCCTCGACACGACGCGGTACTTGCCGATGGCCTTCGGGTCGGAGGCTGGAGTGGTCGGGCCGGTCGGGTCAGGCGTGTCGCCGTCCAGTACTGCCGTGAGCGCGCCGAACTTGGAGTGCTGGTCTCCCAGTATCACGGTCGGCGTGGACTCATAGCCCTCGCCGTACTCCAGCATGGAGAAGTCGCCCACCGCGTTGCCGGTGAGGAAGGCGCGGGCCTTCGCAACCTTGTCGGGACTGCCGCCGTCTATCGTCACCTTCGGGGCAGAGGTGTAGTAGTTGCCGCCTTCGACGACGTCGATGCGGGCGACGTAACTCTTCGGTGTGCCGGATGGCGTGACCGACGGCTTCGAAGTGGGGGCGTCGATACCCATGTCAACCGCCTCCGCATTCGTCAGGTCAATGCGTGACGGGCGGATGCCGTTGCCCTGAAACAGGTAGCCGTATTTGTTCGGGCCTACCGCCAGCGTAGCCGGAGTGCTCTTTGCGATGGTACGGAGAAGCATCGCATCCTCGTTACGTTACGGCCGGAAGGAGGTACAGATTGCCGCTGACGTCCAGCGTCAGGACGGTGTCGGGCTTGCCGACGCCACCGGAGATCACCCACATCTGCTCGACCAAGTCTGCGCCGCCAGCGTTGCCGGGATCGCCCATCAGCCGCATGCCGCCGCGACTGGTGAGTTGGCCGGGCTTCGTGATCATGAAGTTGACTTGCTGCTGCGCACCGCCGGGAGGAATGCTGTAACTCGATGCTTGGGTTACAAGCCCGCCCCATTTTTGGATTCGGAGCACAGTTTACGCCCCCTGATCTGGGCCCATCTGCGTGTACGATCCAGCGTACGCAGTGTTTGCGGCGTCAGGGATGCGGTCGTATGGAGCGCGACGGCCAGAGAGCGGCGTGACCGTGTCATTTTCCATCGCGATCTTCAGGTCTCGCTGATACAGGCCGAGAGCAGCGTTGACATCCTTGCCCATGAGTCTCGCAGCCCACAGTTCCGCGCCTGTCAGGATCGCCGTGAACATGCCGGGAGAGACGTCAAGGTAGTCGCTGATGACGTAGCGAGTCTGGTCGGTGACCGTGCCCGCGCTCGTATCGAGCGTCAGGGACGAACCGCTTGCCCGCGTCTTGATCCTGTGCTGCGAGACGTACGGGTAGAAGCCCGAGAGCGGCTCTGGGTAGTTGCTCGGGGTGCCGATTCGCAGGATGGCACCAACGCTGCGAGCCGGGAAGTTGGTGCTGACGCCAGTGACAGTCGTGCCAGCGGCGGTGATAAAACCTGTGCGGCAGGAAGTCTCGTAGCCCAGAAGGGTCAGCGGCTTCGGGGCCCGCCGGTAGGTGTACCGGATGACCGTTCCTGCGGGGAGCCTGCCAGCAATCTTCAACTCCCAGCGGTCGAAGTCGATGGCGTCGGTGGACTTGCAGACCGTGTAATACACAGCCTCGCCGAGCGTGATGTTGTTCTGCTCTAGCCGCAGCCACTCGGCTGGCGTGATGTAAGAAGTGACGGTCGTGCGGTCAGGCAGCACGAGGGCGTCAATGTTCTTCACTTCCTCTGGGAGGACGTATGTGTTGTCGTTGGCGAGGGTCGTGATGCTGCCCTCTGACACGAGCCACAGCCAGTCGCGGGCGTACACGACGTCCCGGTAGGCGTGGTGGACGGCCGCACGAAGGACGCGGTGCTCTTGGTCTTGCGATCCGCCGCCGACCGTCTGCATCAGATACTCGACCACATCATGTGCTGTCTGGTACATGTCGCCTCACCTCGCTCCTTTTCGGATGTTGTCTGAGCCCCACATCGGCTGGAGATTCGTGTAGTGACACGCCCGCCGGATGGCCTCTTCGTCCGTGTGGTTTATGGCCGATAGCGGCGAAATGTGGTCAATGTGCCACTTCCCCTGACCGACCCCCCAGTTCTCCCAAGTCATGCCCGGCTGGAACTGGGACTCGATGTGCAGCCGTAGTTCCTCGACCGTGCATCCCAAGTGCCGGACGGCGGAGGTGTCGTGCAGTTTTCCCCTCACGCACTGGTACAGGCGGCTCCGCAGCCGCTTGGGCATGATGTAGTTGGGCTTGTCTTTGTTGGCTTCGTAGTACCGCCGGGCGCGTGCGTTGTCCCGCTCGCGCTGCGCGGGGCTCCGCTTCTCCCAGCGAGCCTTTGCGTTGGCAGCCTCCCTCTCGGGATTGGCGGCCCGCGCCGCCCGCTTGCGGGCCGCTGCCTGCTCCCGGTTGGCGGCGTACCACGCCCGCTGGCTTGCGGCCAACTCCTCACGGCGAGTCGCACTCCGCTCGCGCCTCCGGGTCTTCCGGTGTTCCGCCACCTCTGGGTTGGCAGCAAGGTAGGCGGCTTGGTACTCCGGCGTCTGGGAAGGGTACTTGCCCCAGTTGCTAGGCATGTCCGATTGCGTCGTGGGCACAGTAGTGCATGTCAGTTCACCTTGCTCCGTAGGTCTGCCAGTTCTTTGTTCAGTCCGTTGATCTGGGCTTGAAGGCCGCTGACCGCCAGCGTCATCGCATTCTTCGTGTCCATCACCATCTGCCCCATCGAGGCGAAGTTGGAGTCGGCCCGGTGTTCCGCCGCTGCCACCCTCTCGGCCACGACGGGCGGTGAGGTGGGGAGCAACTTCAGTGCGGCGACCTCCTCCACTACGGCGTCCACCTTCACAGATAGTTCAGCCACAGGGGACAGCACGGGGGACGGGGGTGCGGCTTCTTGTTGCCGAGCGGCTTTCTCCACCCATCGCCGCCTCGCGTCTGCGATGTCTTGATCTGTAAACTTCGCAGAAACGAAGTCCCGCACCTCTTGCGGGGCTTCTTTGAGCCGGTCACTGAAAATCGGCAGCGACCTACGGACGGCGGTTCCGTTCGCGCCATCCCGCCAAATCACAAACTGTCCTCCTGCCGACAGGCAGCAAGTCGCATCATTCGACATAGATCAAGACCTCACGGATTCGCGAGAACAGTAACGGATATGCGCAGCCAGCCGTCTTTTAACTCCGACCATTGAATCGCACCCGGAAAGTTGCCCGGCTGGGCGAATGTGACTGTGTTCGGCTTGGTGAGAAAAAGGCACTCGTCGTCCCAAAACAGCGTCATTATGTCGCTTGTCGCAAGCGCGGTACCTTCAGCGGTTGCGCCCCCCCAGCCAAACCATTCGACATAAGGCAGCCCCATCCGCACCGGGCCGGTAAGTGCGCCCTGCTCGGCGAGTTCTTGCTTGTCGATTAGCACCGCCATCACGAGCGTGGTCATCCGCCCTACTGTGAAGTAGCACGCGGTACCAGCGGTCGGCGTAAGGACTTGTGCGTCGTTTGTGAGGAAGAATGTTGAGAACTCTTCGTACCCAAGAAAGCGCACGAGGCCGTCCGACCCGATATCGAGCAGGTTGCCCGCGTCAGCACTGACCGCAGACGGGCCGGGTGGCCCCTTGAGGGACTGCCAGCCGGTTCCGGTGTATATCTTCGCGTCCTTCATGTGCGCTCCTACGGCTCCAGCCAGAAGTCCCCAACCGCTGCGGTAGCGGGCTGGGTGGCGGAGACGGTCACAGCGACCGAGCGGCCGTCAGCACCGTCACTGCCCGGCTGGCCGTCCGCACCGGGAGCACCATCGTTGCCGGGATCGCCCTTGTCGCCCTTCTCGCCAGCCGCAGCAGCGGCACCGTCTTCACCCTTGTCGCCCTTGTCGCCCTTCACAGCGAGGGGAGCCCACGCCGTCGTGTCGGTGATGTCCTCGTCGCCGAACCCAGCGATCATTATGTAGGTGGTGCCTTGATAGGTCACCACATCGTTGACGGCATAGGAACTGCCGTCCCACTCACCCTTGAATGTGAAGCCAACGCCATCGGCACCCGGAGCCCCGTCAGCACCCGGCTGGCCGTCTTGGCCCGGAGCACCATCGGCCCCGTCCGCACCCTTCGGGCCGCGAACGCCACCGACGTTGTTCCACTCCGTACCCGTCCACACGAGGCCGTCGCCAGCGTTCGTGCCAGCAGGGAATCCGGCAGGGACGGGATCGGGAACGATCCACATGTCGCCAACGTCAGGCGTGGCGGCTGGGGGATACCCGGCAGCAGTGCCCTTGATGTCTACGCCCGAGCCGTCCTTGCCGTCCGCGCCCGGAGGCCCGACGATGGAAACCCACGCTGTGCCGTCAAATATCTTTACGTCCTTCGCCATCGCTCACCTCAAGGGGTTGTAGAAATCCAAACATCGCCCGCCTTCGCCGCTGCGGGCTGGGTGTCTTGCACATTCACGGCGACCGACTCGCCTGCATCGCCTTTATCGCCCTTGTCGCCTTTGGGGCCGGGCGTGCCTCCACCGCTCCCAGTGCTTATGGGCTTCCACGAGTCGGTATCGACGTCAAAGTAGTAAATGGTTGCCATGTCAGTACGCCGCCTTCCAGCGGATGCCCGAGAAGTTCGCCTCGTTCGACCGCGCGCCGGGACTACATGAGATGTCGCGGTTCTTGCTGCTCACCGAGCAGAAGCCGTAGGTCACGGCAGTGCCGACGAGCCTCATCGCCAGCGGGTAACTCGCGTCCACTTCGGCAACAGGGAACTGCGGAGGAAGCCGCAGGGGAACCCACGAACCGCTGCCCGCGCCGAATGACAGAGTCCCCTTGAGTTCGATGAAGCCCCCAATCATCCTCGCCTGAATCTCGGTAGAAACAGACTCCCTCGCCCCATCCATACGAACCATCCACGTCCAGTCAATGTCGGGCGGCGGCATCTTCGTGCCCCCGACCAGCATCAACTTCACCTCGTCAAGCACGGACTTCTTGAAGTCGGCCAACGCTGGATTGTTGATCGACGGTGAGCCGAGCGGGTTGATCGCAGCCAGCAGGTCGTCGATCTGCTTGCGCGAGTACAGCATCAACGCCATCTGGTTGTCGAAGTCAACCTTGCTGAACGCTTGGTCGATCCGCATGAAGCGGTCGTCGGTCTGCTTCTGCGTGTAGACGTCGGCCGCAAAGGCGTACTGGCCCAAGTCCACAATCGTGAGGAACTTCGAGTCGCACTCAACCTTTGTGTAGGTCGTGGCCTTCGGTGCGTACCGTGCGTCCGCATCCACGAGCGTGACGTACGGGGCGAGGTCAACGACCGGAGCGGCCTTGCTTTCCAGCGTCTCGATGCGGGGCAGCAGGGCGTTTAGCGGTTCGAGGTCAGACTTGTAGACGAGGAACTCGTTGTCCGCGCCGACGTTCAGAACGAGCCGGTTGCCGTAGCCCTCACTCGTGTCGATGTACCCGAGAGCGACAGATGGCAGCAACGTGTCGCCAAAACCGTAAGCCTGCGACACGACGGTCTTGGTGATGAGGGACTGCTGCTTGTCCTGCTTGGCGGCGTATCGGTCATCTGACTCGACGCGGGTGTAGATCGAGTCGAACACCGCCTGCAACTGCGTGGTGATGAGCGTCGTGGTCGAGAGCGGGGCGAACTTACCGTCTACTTCCACCTTCGTGTAGGTGACGGCTTGGTCGGCCTTGAGGTCGATCCTCACCTGCAACTGCCGTGCGGTCTCGGTGACGGCGAACAGGACTTGGTTCTGCACGGCATCGAGGTCGAGGGCACCCTCATCACGGCACACCTTGATCGCGGCGTCAGTCTCTGGCTTGGTGTAGTACACCGACAGGTCTGTGGCCGGGATGGCCGCAATGGCGGCATCGACGTACTCGGTCTTGGCGTAGTCCTCAAGACCAGCCGGTGACGCGACTACCTCTTCCCACTTCCCGTTGCTGTAGACGTTGAGAGTTTTCATGCTAATAGGCGTAGGCTTGAGCCCCCGTCAGTTCGGTACCGGTGATCTTGCCGTCCCCGACCACGCCGACGCCGCCGTCCGCGTAGAACCGAACGAACACGCGGCGGTAAGACACGCCAGTGTCGTAGCCGAATGCCACGACGGTTTGGTCGCGGGGTGGCTTCG